GCAACTCTCTTTCGATTAGGGTCTCTAGGACACGGTTAGTTTTTTATTAAGTTGTTATTTTATTTTAGTAAGTAGTACGTGTTACAGCACCAGTTACTTGAAATTCTGCTGAGTAAGAAACAATGTCTCCTACACCACCCTTAACTTCGTATGATGTTAGGAAGGCAGAACCAGTGTACTTAGTGTTTCCTGCTGTCGAACCTTCAGGTCCGTATACAAAAGCGCTCGCTGTGTCAAAACCAACAAGACCTGCTAGGTAACTGTCGATGGTTGCATCGAACGACCCTTCTACAGAAATTGTTGAATCTGAGAAACCAATCACATAAGACTTCGATGTTGAACCGAAAGAAGTGGTTTCCAAAGTTTCGATAGAGCGTGGCATTGTTACAGAATTCAGTGAGTTACTGATGTCTCTAACTACTGCGCCCGCGTCTGCGATTGTGAACTGCGAGTTTTTACCGTGGCGAAATGTTGGCATTGTTATCTCCTTGCGAATCCAACGGTGATGGTTGCTGACCCTGATGAACCAGCAAATGCAGAAACGTTTGCACGAACGTATCTGTTTATTGTTGTTCCAGCGGCAATCTCAACACGTTCTGCTGTGACTGTCGATGAAGTTGTTGCTGTAAAGGACGTTAAATCAACCCACGTTGAGTTGTTGGCTGAGTGTTGTACCTTCACTGTGATTGCACCATTACGAGTATTAGTCGTAACGTGCAAATGAGCAACGCCACCATTTGTGCTTATTACGGCGTTGTCCACACTTGCGTTTGTTGCTGTTGAGGTTAGAACTTGATTAGCGGCAAGCAAAACGCCACCATCAAGACCACCTTGAGTACCGCTTGCTTGCGCTTCGGCACTGATAGTCACCATATCTGCAATAGCAGATTTGATTTCATAAGAAGTTTCATCGGTATTAATTAGAGTTGCACGGCGACCAATTGCGACACCTTCTTGTCCTACAGTAATAACTTTCTTTGTAGTAGAAGCAATAGCATCGTGCAGAACCTTGTCAGAGCCTGAAGTATCTAGAACACCAGACCACAGACCTTCAAAACTTACGGTGCCATCTTTTTGACCAACAGCATAAGTCTTACTGGTAGAGCCAAAAGTCGTTGTATCGACAGTCTCTGCCATTGCAGACAATGTTGCTGAATTAAAGTAAGTGGTTAAATCGTATTTATCGAAAAGAACAACGGTATTTTTACCGTGACGAAAAGTAGGCATTATTCAGCCTCTCCTTCTTCTGAGGCAGGAACGTCTGCGATTACTTCTTCTTCTTTGATTTCTTCTTCTACAACAGTTTCTTTAACAGTCTCAACTTTGACTTGTTCGACAACTGTTGCTTTCTTGTCGGTGGATTCAATTAGCCCTTGTTCGAGCAACCATTTAATAGAATCACCAGGCAGGTCTGTAGCAATTTCACCTGCTTCAACACGCTTGTTAGGTGGGTAATCAATCCCAACCGTTGCACGGTACTGAGCCATACTGCCTCCTTCGGACAGGAAAGACCCCAATACCATTAAGGTCACTTGGACACGTTTACGGCTGGGGTCTCTAGGGACACGTTTGAGTAAAGAATATCACTCAACACTGTTATTTTTATGTTCACGCTCGGCGCGTTCTTGTTGAACCATTGCAAGAGTTAAGAAATAACCAATGCCATCTACAGTGTTATCTAATTTTGTTCTATGAACTTCGCGACCAATCTTTACACCAACCATACATAGTGCTACCTGCTCTGCGGTTACAGGTGCATCAAGAATTACTTCCCAAATACGAGCAATACGAGTGAAGTTATCTAGTGGGTGGTCATAATCTGCATTACGGTCTTTCTGCACTAACTGTGCAGCGTAAGCAGCAATGTCATCTACGCTCATCATAGGATTTGTAGGTCTTTCACTTTCGCTTCTGGATATGTCGCGAACGTCAGAATCCCAGGTTCGCTGTGTTCCCCTGTTGTTTGTCGAAACCATTCACTACCCCCGTCTAACGCTGGCGCTTGAATCCAATGAACACTACCCCAATCGGCTTGGCGAAGATGGTGATAGTGACCTGTTATCAAAATGTCACATTCACCAATTGGCTGACGACCTAACGCCATCTTACTTAACCAAGTCTTTAATTTCTGTTCAGCAGTTCCGCCTGAACGAGCAGTGTGACCGTGAGTTAATCCTAAAATCCAACCAGCAGTTTCTACCGTGAGCGATAAATGGTCAGGCGCAATAATCGTCTCAATATGACCGTACGTTTCGGGATTGAACGCCAAGGCGTCTTTGACTTGGTCAATAACAGCAAGGTCATCATTGTCGGCAAGGGTTGTGAAGGCTTTGCCGTTGCTACTTCTGTTCTCACCGTGGTTACCTCCGACGGCAATAAGCCTAACTTTCTCAAAATGCGGCGACCATTGACGAATTGACTCAAGCAATAAGGTTCTAGCGGCATTGACTTGCGCCCTTCTATCTAAATCGATTCCAAACGTCTGCATTTCATAATGTCCTAAACAGCCTTCTACGCTGTCTCCCGTCCAAATAATCTGGAGGGTACCCAAAGGTCTCCGAAGTCTTTTTAACTCCTCTACGCGGCTTAGAACCCCCTCTATGCCCCTAAGAACACGGGCGGCTGTGGCTACACTTCCACCACCTTCAGGCTTTCCAAGTTGCCAGTCAGCGAGTACAACATTGAAGACACCTTCGCCATAACTTACTTTTACTTTAGGACGTTTGTGTTTCTTTATTTCTTCTTTCAACGAATCTAAATTGTAACTTACTTTATCATCAGCAATACGAACAACTTTGCCTTTCCATTGACGGTTAAGTCCACCATCAGGATTGCCCCATACGTTAAACAAAACAGGCTCTACAACAGCAAAAAACTCTGGGTCTAATCCCCACATACGAAGAACGCTTGACCAGTCAGGAGCAATTTCACCATCCATCGGCATAGTGGTGACTTCGCCTTCGTCACCCTTCCATTCAATTCCAGGCACCCATTGAGCCTTACGGTCTCTTTTTGGGGGTTCGTATTGTTCTTGCTCTGCCTGACCTACAAGCGCCTTGACGCGTTCATCAAAACTCACTTATCACACCTACAGCCACGCGCTCTATGTCGGCGCATTGTGGCTTCACTCATTTTGTAACCTTCGGCTTCACATAAGCGCACAAGGTCTACGTGTCTAATTCTTTTATCAGCAAGAGCGGTCTTTAGTAAATCGGCTTCTTCTGGATTGATTGCTACAAGCATCTGACCTACGAAACATTCTTGACCAGCAAATACTTTTGGGTTATTGACAAGTTGAGTCAAACCATCTTTAAAGGTGCTGATTGACGGCTTTGCATCTTGAGCATTTAAGCGAGTACGGGACGGTGAGATATTCCGCGAGGATTCTGCCACATCGCCAGCACTTGGGGAGTTCGTCACGATTTAAGCCCCTTCCGTATGGGTCTTTTGTCGGCTCGCTCATTGTTATCTTTCTACATACGCTTGAAAGTTAGCAGCAATACGAGGTCTGTCTTTGTCATCTAAGCCTAGAGGAATAAGTGCTCCTAGCGAAGCGACACGCAACACCTGCGTTGAAGAAATCGAGACGTTCGAGATACTCGATAACAAGTCTCTGATTGTCTTTGCACCATTACGGGCAGTAGGGTAATCATCGCGAGCGCCTCTTACGACAACTTGAATACGTGGCATATCTACATCGTAAGCGGCAGTACCGAAAGATTCTTTAGGTTGCATACCTTCGTACTCATAAATGGTTATGCAGTAGTCAGGAGACGCTGGCATCTTGCCAAGAAAGATATTTGTTCCAAGGGTGCCAAGCGAGTTAGTTACTAGGTAATCACCTAACGCTTCAAGAATCATTGCAACATCCCCTTTATATGACGCTCAACTTTATCAGCAATACGACCACTGATGCCGTTGGCTTGACGAACCATTGGGTCTTCAAGATATTTTGCTTTGCCGTGCGGGTGATGGGCTTCGAGGTTTTCGTGTACTGGGATTGCGTATTCGGTTCCAGCACCGCCGTAGGTGAGTTCTACATACACCTCGTTGCCTCTTTCAAAGACCCCTGTTTCTGGTCGTACTCGCCCAGATGCTTTTAATACGCCAGTGTCTACTGGGACTTCATCTTGAGAAACAGCAAACGCTTCCTGCGCCTCATTACGTAAGGCTCTAGCAGCAACCTTTACACCAGCAGCACCAGACTCTGCAAGCGCACGTTGGATTCTCTCTAGGTCTTTAAAGATGACTTTCATTAGACACCAAAGTAAATAACAGTGTGATGATTTCCACCAGTGTCTTTTTTTGTCTCTATTCCTACAATTACAGGGGAAGTTGAGTTAGGCAGAGTTATTTTGTCACCGAGCGTGAAGTTAGGATAAGCACCATACAAATAGGCTTTACCAGCAGTCACAACATCCTGTCCTTCTGTATCTTTCATCAACTTAGATTCATAAACAATTCTTGCTCTCACAGAAGTAACTGAACCGCCATAAGTACGCTTGCCATATTTATCAATAGCAGAACCAGCATTGAAAGTAATGCTGTCAGGCATCATTTCATAAAATTTAGAATCAATGCCTTCAGAACCACTCCACTCTTTTGTGGACGGCATTATTGATTACTTGTTTCAGAATTAGACGAACGAGGATTATCCATCTGCCCTAGGTAAGCGTCTGTGTTATATGTAGTTACATCTCGGTCAGCAGTTGATTTAAGTGCATCGGCGTTAGCCTTCCAATGTGGAGCATAACGGCGCATACGGTTACGACGAAGGGTTTCTGCTAGAGCAGCAAACCTAACAGATTGATTGCTGAAGGACTCGTTCAAAGATAGGTCACCAACAGATTTAGAGTAATCAGCCTTATGAGCGTATGAACCAGCAAGAACATCTGCGGCATTAGCAGCGGCATCGTATACATCAGCCCATTCTGAGATAAGCCAATTAATCTCCTCATCCGTCATATGGGGAGCAGTGGAGTCAGTGTCTTGAATAAGGAAACGAACCTTATCGCGGTCAGAGGTCGCTGGACCAACATAGGTAAAAGTCATACCCCTATGTTACACGCGGCGACCCCAACTAACCCTGTTCCACACTCTTTCGTGCAAATAGTAAAGAGTGATTTTTGTAAACACTTCGAATCCAGCAATAAGTCCAGCCGTGGATGCTTTTCCAGTCACAATCCAACTGACAAGAAAAGTGTCAGCCGTACCTGTTGCTCGCCAAGTAAATGCTTTTGCGAGAGAACGAGACTTTGTTACATTCACGCTAAATACCCATTCGGAATAATGTCAATCATTAAGTGAACACGGTCTACGGTAGAAGGATTCTGGACTTCGTGCGTGAGCATATTGTTGATTTCCCATAACTCACCTTCACGCATATTGATTCCTCGACCATCTATGAAAAACAAGACTTCATTAGAGGTGACAATGGGAATATGGTGACGACGTACAACATCTAGATAATCACCACCGTCTTGATGGGGTTGGATATTGCCACCAGCCATAAGTTTAGGAAGCATTACGCGACCAGCCTTGCCATTGTGGTACTGCTCAAGAAACTGAACAATAGGATAAATCTCTCTCCACAAATCAGAATCAGGGTGCGTGACTGTTCCTACGTATGGCATACCTATCTGCCAATCAAGAGGACAATCGTGCAGAAAGTAAGTCTGAGTTAAAGCGTGGTTTTCAAACGTGACTTGACGAGAAGTATTCTCAAGCCATTCTTCTTCTGTAAGAACGCCAACTAATTCTTTAATACGGCTTACATCTACATTACGAATGTGCCTAAATGTAAAAGGTTCGAACGACTTCAAATCCCTAACTCTTTTCTTTTCTGCGTGGCTGAAATAGCCTCAATCTCATCACCAAGTTTAACCTGCTCTATTTTATAACCTACATCACGACCATAAACGATATTTGTAATGTTAGGAAATTTTACAACCATAGCGTTTCTCATCTTAACGTCGGCTTCAATAAAGGTCTTTACCTCAGCAAACATAAGCGGGTCTTTCTCGCTGGTCTTATAAGTATTACGAACACCAAGCACTACTTGGTCAGTGCGCTTGCCAGCCTCATCATACAAAGCGTGGTGTCCTTCGTGCCACGGTTGATAACGACCAAGCATAAGAGTTGTGGGTTTACGCCAGTCATACAAGCCACAATGGAAAATTACTAACTCGGCTTCTTCAGCAATAGACATACCTTCAAAAATCATTACATCAAATTCAGTAGGGTCTTCCCACATTTTGTTTGTATCTACAAAGCGACCTTCTTTGATTCTGTTTACCCATATAAGTTTGTCAGGCACACCAAAGGCTTCACGTGTTTCTTTAGTTGGACAAATGAAGTCAACAATGACTATCTGACCCTGCTCATCTAGCAAACGAGCAAGCGCTCCTAACCTACGAGCGTTCTCTATGCGGTCTTCTATAGCAAAACCAAGGTCTTTGTTAAGGTCTGCTCTAACTTTGTCGGCATTGATATGAATACCGTTTACGCGGTCTGCTAACTCAACAGCAAGGGAGGTTTTACCTGCACCCGCTTGACCGATAATTTGAATTATCACTACACTCCTCCTATGAGCACTCAAACAATTTACTGGGCGGCTTACAACCAAGACTCTACACCTGAATTAGCCTTACAGCCACTGACTCGGCATATAGCAGACGCTCAAAGTGGTCACATAAACGAGAACCATCTTGCCTGTCCAGCAATTAGGGGTAAACACTCAAATACTTTTTACAGCACCTTTCCTTATGATTTAGAAGTTACTTTTAACGGTGGTCTTACATCAAACAAGCAAGAGATGATAGAACAAAGAACAGGTCTGTATAAAGACTCATACGCCTTCAATTGGAATTACTACAGAATCTTTTTCTCACCTACATCTCAGATGATGGAAACTAGCCCAGCATTTCTTCACAACACTTCTTACTCACAACAAGGACACGCGCCAAGCGGAGCCTTTGACATAGGCAAATGGTTTAGACCCTCAGCGCCAGCCTTCCAATTGTGGTCTGGAGTTACAGAGTTCAAAGCACTGAAAGACGAGGCTCATCTTTACTTTAATTTTCCCTCTGCAAACAGAATCATATTCCAAGAGTTCAAAATGACAGAAACGCTTTATAAGATTAGCAACGCTTCAGTTAATCTAAAAAGTCACTTACCAAGGGAAGGTCTTTCTTCTCTATACAGTCGTTATACGCAAGCAGGTTTTAGCAAAAAGATTATGGCTGAGATTGAAGCCAACCTTCGGTGAACCAATCCATAGAATTTTTGTATTTTTGTATTACATAATCAGACAGAACCTTTTCAGGATTTGTTTCAGACATACTTATTTGTGGTCGTACAACGTGCAGAGTAGGGATACCAAACTGCTCTTTATCTTTAGACGTATCACCTTGAGGAATGTTTTGTAAATTGTGTGCATACGGAGTTAATTCTAAAAACCGATACAGGCAATCAAGGACTTCTTCTGTGTTTGTTATCAAATCGTTATAACTTAACAAGTAAAACCAATCTTTATAAATAACGCTATTTAGAAAGGCAGTAAAGATTTTATCTATTTCACCATTAGGTCTCATTAACCAATCACAACGAGCGTCATTAACTGGTCTATACGCTAATGGTGTGAAGTTTTCATCCTGCATAGATTTATCTATAAAGTTGTCAACAGGATATTTTTCTGCTAACTGAACAAACGAAGCAAGTATTTCTAATACAGGTCTATACATAAGAATAATTTTAGGATTTTGTAGATGATATGTTTTTTCAATCAAATCATTTGTTCCTATTCCTCTATCAGTAGTAACGGACAGATTAGGATTCTGGTGCAAGATGCTTGACAACAATGTACTACCGCTTCTAGGTAAGCCAGCAATAAAATAATTACTCATTATTAATCCACAACATTCCTTTTGATTTCTTCGGTTATAACTTTATTTAAACCACGCTTAGTAAATTTATTATACAGATAGGAAAGCCCTTTGTGCGGAACTTCTTTTTTATAATTTACGCAGCCCCAATGAAGTTCCTCTAATTCCTTAGTCATATAGAACCGTTTGAGATTAACGGGTTCATCAGTATTAAATTTAATATAAGCCAAAGGGTCGTTACGTTTGATATGTACGGTGTTAACGCCTTGGTTCAATTGAATTGCACCTTCTACTGGTCTGAACCATCTGCCAATATCAAAAGACCCTCCTACATAGAAACCATCAACAACAGGTTTATGGTAATGCGCTGGGCTAGTAGTAATAGTCAAAGGTTCTTCACACCAAAATATCCAATTGCCTCTTACAGTGAAAGTATAAGCATCAAGTACAGAGGGTTCTTTCATTTGTACAAACTTCATCTTGCTTTCGTACTCCCGCCCTATTGCAAATGCACCTAAATCTGCATCTAAACCAAATGCCACAGCAAAGGGAAGACGAAGAACAAAAGTGTTTTTAATACTTGATTGAAAAGCGTGACATTGAAACCAGTTATCGCCATTTGCTTCTTTATTTCTTCTAGGCAAAAGGTCTTGAAGTAAAGAGTCAGGAGTCTCATACAATAATTGAACGGCTGGATAATTTTCCATTACAGAAAATGGAGACCAATAAACAGTTTTCATTTATAAGTTCTGTTTGTTCTAATCTTTCTCACGCTTTTATCGTACCAACCTAAGAAAACAGAATCACGCAAAGCAACTTTTCTCATATATTGTTTAGGGATATACTGATTGATTTTGTGTATCCAATTTTCTTGTTTGATTGGAATAATTTGAGCATACGGAGTCCCTTTAGGAATAACGCCACTGAATCCTTGCTTTATAAAAAAGGGAACATTGCCTCCTTCTGTACCGAGTCCTATCGGGTCAAGCAATCCCGAAGTAGTAACAAAAGGTAATTCAAAACGATTTAATGGGTGTGTTATTAGAACAGAGTAATTATCGTTTACACCTGAGCCGTACGTTGGAGTAAAAGCAAACATAATCGGATTGCAACCAACAGGAACAGGCATACCAAATCCTTGATTGTTTATATCTAAGACAGAGCCTCTTTTTTCAACTGCCTTAAAAGGTAAGTGAGGGTTCCAAAAAATGTCTACATCTCCATTCTCATAAGAAATAACTTCCATATCAGCAGGTGTTCGATACATATAACCAATAAGCATTACATCCCTAAAGGGAGAACAAGTTTTTAAATCTTTCTTCGCAAGAGCCTTTATCGGTTTATCGGAGTTATTAATAAACCTAGGCAATTTTTTATACCAATTCGGCATTTCTGAAGAACTTGGAACTGGAGTAATTTCCATAAATTCTATTTCTTCAATCCAAGGGGTAAAAAAAATCTCTTTCGATAGTTTTTTCTTAAAATCAAATAGGTTCATATCTAAAATTTACTAGATACGAACCTATTATGCAACTATGTTGCGAGGGCTTACACTAATTAATCAACGTCCGCCATTGATACTTCTTCTTGTCCTTCGGGCAATATCCAACCTTCAGGTCGAGTGCTAGCGTTCTCTTTAATCAAGAGAGAATCTTTAGGATATACGCGACCATTAATTGTGACAGTTTCTATATGAGTTACCGCAGGTTGTGTTTCTTCAACACCAGCAATTCTTAATAAAATATCTCTGGATGGAAGGTTAAAACCATTTTGTTCACACACTGGGTCATCACAATGGGTAGTCCATACATCGTCATCTTTATGTAAAACAATAACATCTTCCATAGTTGTATCTACATAACGAGTTGTACCCCAAACAGCGTGAAGCATTTCAATTACTTCGACGTCATCTGTATCAGCCATAACGTGATTTACAACTTGCCCTAACTCATTGACAAGAGCAATACTTTTAATTGAACTCATTATTATCTCCTATGACCAATACGTCATAATAACAGCGCCAGAAGCGCCTACTGAACCATTACCGCCACCAGTGCCATCAGCACCAGTTGAAGTTGAATCATCTGAATATATGCCACCTACGCCAAAAGAACCACGAATTGGTGTATTACCAATAGCGCCACCACCAAGAGTTCCTAAAAGTGGAGTTGCCGTACCAGCAGTACCAGCAGGTGTACCACCACCGCCATTTGAAATACTTCTGCCACTAATACCATTATTGTTGTTAATGTTGAAGTAACCGCTTGAAAAACCACCTGTGCCGCCTGTTGCTTGCAATACAGAAGCAGTAGTTATACCACCTGTGCCGCCTGTTGCATCTGTGCTGTAGAAGTTACGCACAGCACCGTTGCCTTGTGGATTTTCACCAGCACTTGCGGTATAAGCCTGTGATTGTCGTGCCTTTGCTCCAGCAGCACCAATAGTAAAAGATAAGTTAGAAGTCAAATAAAGTTGAGTTGCACACAAACCACCTGAGCCGCCAGCACCACCGTTTCCTGTTCCGCCAGGAAAAATACTCGCATAAGAGGTTGTATATGACTGACCAAAATAATTTGTCCAAGCGGCATACGCATTTCCTGAACTGCCTATGATGAGAGCACCACCACCACCGCCACCTAGGACTTGAATTGAAACTAGAAGTGGCTTTGCAGCACCATAACCATCAGGTAAGGTGAATGTTCCAGACGATGTGTACTTTACGTACTTAGGTGATAGACCGCCACTAGCACCACCAGCAGGGATTGTTGATGCACCCATTTGTTATACGCTCTCAATTCCGCTAATGTGGAATGAAACGGAAGTTGCGCTCGCTCCACCAGTGATTAGTTTAGTTGTTGTCAGAACTTGTTTCATATCAAAAATCTGTGATGAGTTAGCAGCCATAGCCGCTGTTGTTGCAATAGCAATACCGTCAAACGCAATTGTAAAGGTCTGAGCAGAGGATGAGTTATTAGCGGCGATGATGCTAGTGACAATAGTTGTCGTTGAGGCAGGGACAGTGTAAAGGGTTGTTCCAGTGCTAGTCGTAGCGTTACCTCGGAACAGAGCCTTCGGTGTATTTACAGCCATTCGTTTCCTCTTTCTTCTAGGCTTATTCTGCCATAGACAAGTTTAATTGTTAAACGTAGACACCCATAATGACAAGCATTTCGCCGTTACCAATATCATCTACTACAGCCATTGTGCCACCAGCAGTCGGAAGTGTGATTACACCACCAGCAACGTTCTGCGCTTGGAAAGTGGTTGTTCCAGAAGCAGAACCAGCAATTGCTAATGAACTAGCAAAAGTTTTGTTTGACAAAGTCTCAGCCAAAGAAATAAGTGATACAGTGCCAGAAGCGTTTGGAATAGTTACGGTGTTGTTGCCAGTCGGAATAGTCGCTTGCATTGTGGTTGTATAAACAGTCTGACCTGAAGAACCTGTCCAACCAAGACCAGTAGAACCAATCTTTTTATTGGTAAGAGTGTAAGTACCAGAAGCAGTAAGTGCGTTAGCGTTAATGTAAGTCTGAACGTCTTCAGCAAGGTATTGCAAATCTTGAGGGATATTGATTGACGCTGACGAAGCAGGGTATCTAATACCGCCAGATGTTGTTGGCATTTATGCCTCCTATTGAATCTCTACGCCAAAAGCGTTAAACGAACAACTGCCAGATGTTGAGTAAACTCTCAATCTGTCAGCAGCATCCATTGTAATTCCCATTGCAAATTCTGTAGTCGCATTACCCGCTATAGGAATTTCACGTGCTACGTACTGAGCAAGAGTATCAGCAGCACCGTCTTTAGCCACTGAAATACGGAAAGTTGTCGCTACTGAGTTTGTATTACAAATAACGACAGAGTTAACAATTACGTAGGTAGCAGACGGCACTGTATAAAGGTCTGTAATGGTGGAAGCAGCAGGAATCGCTTGCCCCAAAACTTTATATGTTAATGCCATACGTATAATCCTTCATAAGCAGAGCGTGCGGACGGTTTGCGTTAGTACGAAGTCTATCAGCCCAGTCACGGAGATTGTATGTGAACCCAATGTTAATTGCACTGTTTTGCAAGTCGTCATAACTGGTGTAGTTCACAGCAACCTGAGCATTAGTTTGTCCTGTCAAAGTTAAAGCACCATAGTCACTACCATTTACAGGACGAGTGATACTTAACAACGGGTCAGTCAGACCTGTTAGGTCGCGAGGGTCTTGACCATTGAGAGCAAGACCTAGTTGCTGAAGCAAAGTGCCTACTTGGGAATACGTCCACGTGTACGTACTCCCAGTCATCAAGTTGTACGTAGCGTATTGATTCTGCCAATTTGTATACGTGCCGTATTTAGCCATTGCAGCCCTATAGCCAGCCTCTGTCACCACTCCTAGGTTAGTTGTATCCCGAAGGTCTGTTGACGTTGCTGTGTAGTTCTGGAGCCTTGCCATACGGTCTAAAATTGCTTGCAGTCGATTGGGCGTAAAAGAAAGACTGCTAATTACAGCATTAGCGTAAGTGCCGAGCGTGCTCGCTAACGTTGCGTAGGTATCTTGCCACAAATACAAATACGCATAAGTTCCAGGCGCTGGTACAGAACCAGCAGTTGAATAAAAGGCTTCAAGCACTTGAGTACGTACTCTCAAAGGGGGCCATAACTGATAAGCGATAGGTTGGATGTAAGAAACAATCGCTTGGTCTGCTCTAACGTCGGTAATATCAACGGTAGCACCTAGCGACGCTGGCAAATAAATAATATAAGTAGAGCCGCCTGTAAACGCTTCTTCAAAGTAATAAAAGTAATTTAACGGGCTAACATCAGGGTCATTTGTTACTGGGACTGTTACCGAGAAAGCACCATTCGCTAAATCCTTTGTAATAGTCGCTGGGATAATAATTGTGTCAGCCAGAGCATCAATCAAAACCTTGGACGGATAAATCTTTATCTGTCCATCAATAGGAGCACCCTTAAAATCTAGATACTGACCAGTGACAGTTATTAACGTTATATTTCCAGGTAACGCCATTATCTATCTCCTAGCCAACAAGCAACTACGGTAATTACAACAAGGCTAATAACCATTTGAACAGGTGTCATTCCAAACATTAGAACGCCCTTGCTGGATAAAGAACGCCGTTGTCTCCTATGTTGCCTACAGCCTGAACATAACTAGAAGTCAGGGCTACGGCAGTATTTGTATTAGCAATAGCAGTTGCGAGCGCGGCATTGAGTGAAGTGAAGTAACCACTAACACTAGCGGCAGATGCTTCTACGACAGTTAAACGACCTTCATAGTTTTGAAACTCTGCCTGAGATACATAAAGAGCACCAGTGCCGTCATTGGCTACAGCAGGGGAAACGTCTGCTAAATCTACGGTTGCGTTAGATGCAGGGAGAAGGATGTCGAAACTTCTACCACCTACGAACGCTTCTTCTACATAGTAAGTGAAGTCAACTGGAGAAGCATCAGCGTCATCTGTCGCCACAAGTTGCTGGGAGAAGGCACCATTAGAATCAAGCGTTACAACGATTGTGCTGTTAACAAGGATTACGTTAGATGTTACGTTACGAAGAACAGCACGCGGGGTGAACTTTACCTGTCCCGCAATAGGCACGCCTGAAATATCAATGTAAGTACCTGTAACAGTTACAAGACTGAGATTGCCAGGAATTGCCATTGTTCACCCCTACGCTAAATTATTTAACAGCAGCCTTTTTCTTTGGCACCGTTACTGTTGCTGTTACTTCGGAATCACTTACAAACGTAATATACCGCGAACCTTCTAATGACTTAGCATTACGCCATTCGCTTACGTCAACAATTGTTCCTACTTCTAAATCTTTTCCATCATTTGTTAATTTTTTTAAAATACGCGCTTTCATTTTTTCCCCTTTTTAAGTAAGAAAGGGAGAGTCATTTCTGACCCTCCCCCTCTCAGCGAAATAGATTACGCGACGATTGTAGACCAGAAGTATCCGAGGTCTGAACCGATAATCTTGTTGTCGAAAGCCATTTCAGCCTCAACACGTGTTGCCTTGATTGATTCCATACGGAATGATGAAGTTCCGATGTTTGCACCAAGACCACCTGACACGCCTGTCCAGTTAAATGTGTAACCAGCAGACGGTGTAAGTACACCAGGATTTGAAGCAACGTGGCAGAGCATTGCGCCCTTGCCGTATGCAAAGGAGTAAGCGCCAGAAGCGCCTTCCTTGTTTGTTGCCTTTACAGCCTTTGCAACCAAAACGCGAGGAATGTCGAACATTGCTGCCAACATATCGGTTGTGATTGTCTGTGAAGATGTGTACTTGATACGGTCAACAAGGTCTGGGTGGTTCTTCAACTGACGGAAAGTTTCGTATCCGAGAACAAGTGTGTTTGCATCTTGTCCAGTAGTTGAAAGAATTGCAGACTTTGCAGCCTCAATATCATTGATTGGGTCTGAGTTTGTGTAGTCAGACCATTGACGAGTTTCACCAGTTGATGGTGCGCCTGAAACACCAGTTACGTCTGTACCCCATACACCAGTGGTGAAGAAGTCAGTTACGAACTGTAGTTCCTTACGAAGAAGGAGACGGTGTGTTACGAACTCTGAAGCCTCACGAAGTGGATTTAGAGGTGCATCTGAGTTAGCAAGTGTCTGGTCGCCGATGTCTTTGTGGAACGCCCATACATCTGTGTTGTATGTGCTAGTGGTTAGTGAATAACCTGAACCAGCAGATTCGGTTGCATCTGCACGGCGTTGTGCCTCATCGCGGAACCAGTCATTCTTTGTGTAGACGAAGAACTTGTTTGATTTCTTGTCGACAGGAATTACTGGGAAAACCTTATCAGCGATAAAGTTTTCTTGCTTCTGCATATAAGCAACAGAAATGTTTGTAAGAATCGCATCAATGTGCGAGTCGGTTAACGTTGGTTGTGGCATTTAGTCGGCTCCTTAGTTCGCTCTTGTTGGTGAAGCGCAATTTACAATTGCGGCAACGATATCGCCATCAGCGGCTGGTGCCTCTAGATAAACGCCAAGAACATACTTAGTGGTATCTGTAACAGCAAGTGTTGCAGCCTTACCTGTAGCAGAGGTTCCGAAGTTTAGTGCAGTTCCAAGTGTTGCTGCGGCTGACGCAACAATCTTTGTTCCGCCTACGATGAGTACAGATGCTTCTGCACCTGATACTGGATTATTTTGTAGAACACCAATTGGTACATCTGTTGCAGCAGCGGCTGCAATTACTTGTCCACTTGAGTTCAACTTTACAAATGTGTACTGCTTGGCTGACAAATCCGCACCAGCAACGAAGGTCGCTCTTACGGAATAGTTATTAATTTCGTATGCCATTTTACTTAGCACCCTTCTCGGTGAGGTATTGCTTATAGAGGTCTGTATTAGCAAGAGCAGCATCAGCCATTGCAACTTCGATAGAAGGTGCTACACCTGATTCAAAAGCAGCCTTTGCAAGAGCAGTTAGACGGTCATAAGCATTTACAGCAGATGAGTCAACTGACTTACCAATTTCGGCAAATAGGTTTGATGTTTTTGCTTGAGTATTGACGGCTTCTAAAATGCCTTCAATGCTTTTTGCGAGTTCTTCGTCAATCATTGATAGACGACGAAGTGCTGGACCAACTTTTTCCGCTTCCAGTGGAAGGTTGTTCCAATTCTTAGCCTTTGCAATTGCAACTTCGTCAGCACGCTCATCGCGTTCTTTCTGAAGTAGTGCAAGTGCTTCGTCAGCGCGAGCCTTCTCAAAAGAAATTGCTTTCTCAAAAGATTCAACTGACTTTTCCATTGCCATAGGCTTCTTGGCTTCGGCTTTCATTTCTTTCATACGCTTTGCGTAGTCAGCATCTGACTCGCCAGGCAACTGAGCCATTGGGTCTGCCTTTGTAGCAGTCGCCTTCTCAGTTTCTGTTTCTGCGATTACTTCTGCTGGAGACTCAGTTTCAACTGCTTCTGCGACTGGCGCTTCCGCAACTGCTGCGTCCTCAGTTACAACTGTATTTTCTTCGGACACTGAGTCCTCCTTCGTTGTATCGGTAAGTGAATCAATGACTGCTTCGATTTCTTCACTCGTTGTTGATTTCATTACAAGCCATCCTTCTGAAAGGTGGGCTGGATGGTCAACACCGCTTGTTTCATCTATTGCAAGGCGTACTAATTTCGGAGCCTTAGCCATTATTTCCTCCTACACCGTTTGGGTAAAGATTGTGAGTCACCATTTAATTGTTCAACTCACGGTAAGAAAAGGCTAACACATCAACGGTAGTTTCGACGCTAAACACGTCTGAAAATAAGCGAGGTGTCTGAAAATGCAAGTCACAATTATTGGTTGAACTGTGTTCCACGGATTGTTGTTGAAGCCGCTCTAGTGACAGCAAACGCTGTTCCTTTGCCAATCTGAACAGACAGAGAATCCTGAGTGGTTACTGTCACTCAGACGCTAGGCGAGGCTTTGTTGTCTTTCCTGTATTTTGAGCAACGGTTACTGTTGCTTTGTTTCCCTTGCCATATACAACTACAAGAGATGTTTGGCTAGTAACAGTAGCAATACGAGCAGGGCGTATAACGCCAGAGGTTGGCTTAACCATAATTGTCTGACCTTTACGGAACTTTTGTTCTGTAATCATTTGATTACCTCTCTTTAGATTGTTGAATTATAGCGTCTCAGCCAAAGTAGCCTTCAATTGCCACTCCCATTTTTCTAACATATCTATGCGCTCGCCAAGAAAGTTAATAAGCCCTTGTTCATCCTCAACAGTTGCTAGTTCTAGGCACATTTCCGTACATTCGTCTAATTCTTCTATAGCACCGTACAAATCTTTAAGCATTTCAATAGCAGTAATCGGCATCATCTCTGGGTCTTGAATAGTACGGTTTTTCATAAAATCGCTTAGACCACATAATGAATCTTTATCTAATTTGCGGAGCCATTCGCCAGTAGGGTCAATTGAGCCATAAAGGTCTTCATAGATTTCTTGAAAGAATTCGTGATACGCAGCAAAGTTTAATCCTTTTACATTCCAGTGATAACCGTGAGCACGGTGGTAAACACTTACTGTATTTGAAAGCAACATACGGAGACTTGCTTCTAAGTCAGGCGCTACTTCCTCCTGAACTATAAACCAATTACCATTCATATCTTTTTCCATTATTGTTTCCTCAATGAAGACAATTTGTGTCCGACAATTGTGTCGGTAGGTTTGTCCTCTTTATAAATTCTTATTAATGCAGCAGGTTCTTCAACAGTAGCATTAATTTTAAAATCAGTACCAGGGATATTCAATACACCATCACGCTTGATGCTTGTTATCTTTCCTCTCGCTGTACCACCAGAAGAACTCCAAGCAACCATATCGCCAACCTTGAGAGATGATTCTTTTGCAACAGATTCATCAGGGAGGTCTACTAATACTCTTTCAGACTTACCACCAATTGAATAACCTGAAAGTTTTCCTGCCTTAACTAATTCCCACGCCCAGTCTTTCCACTGTACGCCCATAAAAACAGTACCAGTTGGATATGAAACATCTACGACAGTGCCGTCTGCCTTTGTTATCGGCACTGTAACTGGATATGGCCAGGTCATTGCTTCTACCCATTCACCAGCGACAACGTTCTTATTATGCTGCAAACGAATTTGTCTGTCACCATTCTTTACATACGCCCATAATGCAGATTGGAGTTCTTCAGTGTCTGTCCATTCACCGTGAGCATCTTGCTGGTCTGGGATATACCAAGGACCGAGTGTAAATTTCTTTTCATCGGCTTTATACACAGTAGTTATTTCACCGTGAGATTTTGCCAAATCATACTGTCGCCAGATTTTGTCTACCCAAGTCTTCGCTGCTTCCCCACCCCAAGCAGCGTATGCAACCCGACCAGGTGACGGAAACCCAGCCTCTCCAGGACTGTATCCTTCGGCTTGCGAATCATTTCCGTGACGCGCAAGAAAAGATTTCATACGTGCGATGGTGTCGCGTGAGATTCCTTCACCACTTGCTAATTGAGCAGCACGTGTGCGCCCTACGCTAGTGAAGTTGCTACCTGCGTGACCATCTTTAATCCATTGCAAAGCACGCTTGGCTTCTTCTTGAACGGCTTTAGGTGGTACGAAAGTGTCAGGCGTTGCTGTTTCTTTAGCAAGCACCTCTGTTATTAAATCTTTTATACGGGTGAGTACAGATTTTTCTGTATCAGAGGCTGCAACAATTTCTTTGGGTCTAACGACCATCATATATCCGCCGATGTCGAGCATCTGTAGAACATCTGCAAACTTATAACCTTCATCAATACCTGTCTGGATGATTTGTTTTACAGGAGTCATAGCAGGACTATCTGACTTCTGAAGTGTTTCTAATTCAGTCGTTACATAATCTATTAATAAAGGCTCACTCCACTTACCGCAGGAACAATCTATGTTTGCACCCTTACGAATTGCTTCATCCATAATGTTATGGTGAATGAACAATTGTGAACCAGTAGGAGTATCAGTAATTTCGTGCAACTTACTATGTTGCTTTATAAGTGTTTCTACGCTGGAGTTTTTAATTAGGTCAGGCTTCTTGATTCTGACTCTAGGCATTGCAGTATCTACGTGAACGTCAGTCGAAGTAGGGTTTTCTTTAGTTGCATCTGGAACGTTGGCATACAAGGCACGTTGATGAGCCACAGCATCTTTTTGATTAGCGTGGCAACTTACAGTTTTACCTTTATCGTCTACAACAGCAAAGCCTTTGCAGTCTACGGCTGTCGTTTCAATTGTGTATGGCATAGGTCTATTCTTTCACACTACGTTTAATTTACTACGCCAGTTGGCATAAAGTTTTGTGCAAGTCTTGAATCAGGCTCTAACAACGAGATTGAACAACGGCATTGTATGTGCGCTGGAGGATTGAAGACACCGTTCGGATATGACTGATTCCACTGTACTGACATACCGTTCATAGGCATACAGATGGAACAAGTACGCTCATCGGTAGAAGTGCTCCATCGTTTTACAGACATTGGATGCGCCCATCCCTGTTCTACCATCTGCTCAAAACCAAGAAAACGACCTTTGTTCTCAGCAACTAGAATTTCATTACGTGCAATTACCTTGCTGCGCTGAGATATAAGACGTTTGTACTTCTGAGTTATTAATTCATCCAACCTTTTTTCTAACTTACGACCTGACAAACCTTCAGCACTTAATCTTGCTCTGTTTAGTTCAGCAAACTTGGTCAACGTTACTTCTTGCCTTTCGGTCAAGTTAATAACAGAACGTAACTCTTTTGCTGTATCCCATACGTTGATTCTTTGTTCAAAGGCTCTACCAATAACTGTACGAACATTGGCTTGCATCTGCACCGTCATATTAGTTACAAGCGTGGCTGATTGCTGTTGAGCATATTGCAACGTACGTGGGTCTGTGTAATCAAACCTGCCCTGAAATCCTACCTTCGGAAAACCATCACCAATTCTTTTGCGGGTCACACGGTTAAACGCTGTAACAGTTTGATTCAAAATGCTTGCTGTTTCATCCCACGGTAAAGCATCAATTACATTCTCTATGTTGCCTGAAGCAATTGCAGACTGAACACCGTTAGAAACAGCGGCTACTTCTAAACCATTGGTCGCTTGATTGATTGTTGCAGCAACGTCGCGTTCATCTGGATTTAAAGGGGGCTGAGTATTGTCACCAGAGTTATCTCTAGCCTTGATAACTAGCGGCATTTATTCGACCAAGTTCTCCGCTGGAGGCAGCGATGCCTGTTCACGAAGATAAGCCTCTAACTTGTCATCAGGAGTTAATGCACCAGCACCAATTAACTTCTGTACGTAATCACCAAGAGCCTGTAGGTCAACTGAAGACACTTCACCGTAAGTTAGGTAAGGACATAGTTCAGTATTCATACCGTTCAATTTTAGTAAACGTGGGATAGCGTATTGGTTAAACACTTCAGCGATAGATTTAGCAATTGCTTCAACGCTCATAGTCCACAAATCCATCTTCTGTGAACCTAATGCAAACGAGCCTACTTGTTCGTGACCAAGAAGGATGAAGTCAGATAGAACCGACATCGAAATACGCTGGTCATAACGTCCAATGATTTTGTCAGTATCAAATTGACGTGAGCCGCCAGAAGACAACAACTCTAATGAGAACATCTCATTGTTGTTTTCATCGTACATCTTAGGAAAGATAATTCCTTCTTGCTCATTACGCTTAATGTTCTGAACAATCTTTGTAATTTCGGCAAGAACAGATTGCTGTTCTGCGGTAGCACCACTTGATAAATACTCAGGCGGAACTTTTGCAACAGGAAGTCCGGCAAGGTCTCGCTCAATACCAATTGCTTCTATTTCTTCAATACGTCGCTTGTAATACCAAGGACGGAAACAGTTACGGAGTAGTGAACGACCTTCTGGATTGTTTTTGTTTACTGTTGTACGGAATAACAAACCTTTATCAATAGGGATTTCTCTGAACCCACCACCTGTCGGGTCCATCTGGCGGAATCCTTGGATACCACCCTCTACGTCTATCATCCAATTGTTCAAAGTTTCTTGAGAACGAATTGGGAATTTACGCCAACCAATCTTTCCGTCAGTGTGTTTTGATTTACGCTGAGGGTCTTCAACATCTCCACCGCGAACTTTGTAAACAATTTCGTGGAAAGAAAAACCATATACAAGCATTGAAAGAATTGAGGCTAGTGTCTGGTCAAATGAGTCAGACATATCTTCAAAACACTCATCAATAAACTTTGCAACTTCTTCTGCTTCTGGAGTTTGTTCCAATGGGTCTACACGCCAATCAAGACGGAGAACAACCTTTTCAATAGCATAAAGAATCGAACCAATTACTGGGTCATTGTCTGCCATCTCACGATAAACAAGGAGACCACGGCGACCACGAAGTTGATTAAGAAATTCTTCTGTGATGAAACCACCACTACGACGTAGACCAGTGGTACCTAATTCATTTAAGTCAGGTTTCGCCATTTGATAATCCTAGTCGTTTAATTTTGACATCTTAGAGATTAAGGATAGTGCCTCTTCAGACGAAAATCCCCCCTCAAGCAACGAGCGATAGATTTCATTTAACCTAACTGCCGCTACTAGCAAGGGAGTCAATCCGTCTGACGTTGATACTTCCTCCATATTACGAAATGATAACATCACTTAGCGCTCAGTTTGTCTAACAACATAGATACTGCTCTAGTGAATTTGTACGGCTCGATATTTTTCTGTTTTTGTGTGATACGTCTTTCTTTCTCTGTTGTCGCTCCCCATATACCTTCTACGTCTGTACCTAGAGCGTAAGCGGCACAACCATCTATTACAGGACAGGTGTGACAAAGTTTTTTTGCAATCTCGGTTATCTTTACAAATTGATTATTTCTTTCTGGGAACCACAGTTCAGGGTCGCTAGTAGCGCAAGGCTCAAAGCCCGTTACGTCTGGATACCGTGGCGGAGTAATCAATTACAAATGTTTTAACGAACAATTGATAACTTATAAATCGTCATCATTATAGTTCGTTGTCCGTTCTCTGAAATGGTCGGCGGCTTTTATATCTTGAGCGTGCTGAAGCATCCCATTGATTCTCCAAACGGGCAAATCGGGTTCAGAGTGTGTAGAGAACCAAACGTCTCCTTCACTGTCCATCCATTCGCTGACTAGAACCCAAGACGTACACATTGCACCTTCTTTGTCGAGAAGGGTTGCAAGACCGTGAATAGCATTATTTACGGCGTCTAATTTTGCTTCGCTTTCGTTGTCCATACAACCCCTCTCGATAACAGAAGGGTAACTTAAATCTTACAGTTTCGGTTTTTTATAGCGCTTATCTAGAATGTCGCAAACCGTACACTCCTGATTATCGTAAATCCATTCACCACATTTACATCTATAGATTTTTGAATCAGCCATTTTGAGGTGTAAGAGTTTCTGCGAGCGCGTGCATAATGCCTACAATAACAGGCTGTAGTTCTTGTTCAGGTACAGATGCAGCAAGGAATTTAATATGTTTAACAAGACATCTCATCGCTGCTTCGGCTTCTTCAATATAACTTATTTGTATGGTGGGTGCTAAATCATCAAATGCAGGTAAGCCATCTTTCTGATTTCCAGCGTATTCGTAAATCGCTCTTGCAACATCGTGAGTAATAAACGGGATAGACATAGTTTTATTTTACAACCACGGAGGGCAGATTGCTCTGCCCCCCTACGGTTGCGTCTTGATTAATCACCAGAACTCACAGACCAATAGATTTCTCTGCTCCCTGAGTCATTCGCTTTAGTTTCGTACGCCATAAGCATCTGAAGTTGTTCATCACTTACTCCGTACGTGTTCCCAGATTTTGTTGTTTTGATACTGGTAAAGGCAACATTACCGAGCATATCAATTGTCGGAATGGGGAAGTGATTGTCTCTGACAATTGCAGTAGCGTGAGCGTTGAATGGCAAGCCTTCAACAATTACGCCTTCTGAGTTAGTGTGGTTAAGCAAACGGGCTTCTTCATTACCCCACATAACCAAACCAAACTTTTCTAAGTAAACAGGTTCGATATAACCACCAACAATTCCCTGAAATAACTTTAGCCAAGAGTTGGAATCAAACGTTCCTGTTTCTTTTGTGCCGTCCGCTTTAAACGTGACGTATGTTTGTGGGAGCATCAAAGACCTGCTCTCACCATTGCGGATGGAATGACTTCTGCCTGAATAGCAAAGTCACCAGCACTTACAGATTTATTTAGTAAGTCATCACGCAGTAAGTCGAGAGCCTTTTCAATAGCACTCTCGCTATCTTTACCTTCAACGCGATAGGTAAGGGTTACATTCACAGCATAAACACCCATTACGCCACCACCTCTGGATAAGCACGACGCAGTGAGTCAGCAAAGTTGCGTACCCAATTTAGGAAGTGCTCTCCCTCAAACGGTGAATCAGATGAACAAACAAGGCTGGTCACTTTACGAACAGCATCTTGCTCTGACTCGGCTTCAACCCAACCAGTACGAGCAACAGTTGCTGAACCTTGAGCAGCCATAACGTCACCAAACGTCAATTTGTACTTGAAGTTGTTCGGACGGTTCGAGAACTTTTTGACAGATACATAGCCAACCAGTTCATCTTCGTTGAGAAGTTTTACCTTCACGCGGTCACCTCATTACTTGAAAAGGTGAAACGGTTGTCAATTTGCCAACCGTGTTGGATAAGTGTTACGGCAATGACATTTATCATTTCATTGTCTATGTGCTCGCCAGCAGGGTCTTTGATAAGAAGTGTTGCTCGCGCATCATCTCTTACCATTTCTCTGACCTTGTCAGACATCAGGGAAAATGTCTCTAAGGCATCAACTGAATCAAGCATTTTTACGTGCTCTGTATTTTGTGCAGTCATCTCGGTAGTGCTCCTCTCTAGTGAGTGACTTGGTCATCCTATCCCTAACGGGGGGTAGGTGTAAAGCCAACAGGTCTCTGTGTGTTGCGTGAGGCGTTTTTGGGGCTTAAAGCGCGTTTAACAGGGTTCGCCCCTTCGGGCTAGGTAAAGATATTACCCAAAGGGCAAAACGGTCTCTATGAGGCTTCTGAGCCTTCATACTCCGTTTCTGGATACTGACCTAAAAAGGGAAATCCTGCGCTGGTTCGCTCAGAGGCTTTGACCAAGGGTCTTCGCTGGCAGGGGTCGGTGAAGATGAACGGGTTACGTTGCTCTTTTGAATTTTCACAGGCGCTCGCCCTAGTTCTACAGCAAACTTCTGGGCTGTTACTTCTACAGTCGTACGCTTCTGTCCATCACGTCCTTCCCAAGAACGTTCAGCAGCGGTGCCTACAATAATTACAGAGTCGCCCTTCTGAACAGAATCGGCTACGTGCTCAGCAGCCCTGTCCCAAACGGTAACTTTCCAAAACGTTGTATCTGATTCTTCCCAGACACCATTGACGTTCTTCTTTTTGCTAGTTACAACATTTACGGTACACAGTGCTTTGCCAGACGGCAAAAACTTTAGTTCAGGGTCTTGCGTCAAGTTACCTATCAACGTGATTTGTGCGGACATTATTTTTTCTCCTTTTGGGTGTATGTGGATTTTTCTACTACGTGACCATTACGCCAGACTAAGCCACCTGCTACGCCGTCAAACGCGGTACTTTTTGGTTTGTTTGTCAGCACTTCTTCTTTACATAGTTCAGTAATCGGACAGACGCGGCAGAAAGTAAGTGCTGGTCTGGCTTCATCCCAAGTTACGGCATCAAAGAGAAAAGGATTTTCATTAGCGCAAGCGGCTTCTGTTAAAGGTCTACCAATTACGCCCACAATTATCCTTTCTGACTGTATCTACTTTAGCGGTTGCCACTGACATTTGTTTTGATTGAACGTGAATAGGTTTCAACGAAGTTACGCCATTGCTTTAGCGACTTCATTTGTTTCCTATGCTCTTTGAATTTTCTAATCAACATTAGTACCAACCTCCAATCTGATTTCCGCCAGCCTGACGTAGCCAGAACGCCCAAGCATTGCACGGGTTGTCATAACGGTGGACGATGTAATCAAGCCCTCGGATAATCTGCTCTTTCGGAGGTGTTGCAATATCAAGTCCTAAGATTTGTGGGATACCGCCAGCGTAGACGATTTCACCATCAACCTTGATAGGGATTTTGGATTTTGATTTATGTCGCCAGTTGCTCTCTTTAGTCCACAACTGGTCAAGGCAAGAAAATTGTTTTACGTTCCAACCATAGTCATCTATTAATGAACGAGCATAGTTTCTGGAATCGTCAGGAAGCCAAGGGGCTTCAACTACAACTACAGGGAGCGGTTCTTCTGCGCTCGCCTTTGGTTCTTTTAGTGTTATCTGGATTCCTACGAACAGAAGCCAAACAACTAGATTTACTAATACAAACTCTCCACGTGGGGTTAAACGCATACGTTTACCTTTCGTTAGTGATAACTCCCTTAACGGGGGTTATTCTTAGACTGCCATAGATAAAGTTGAATTACAATCCTTTCAAACATTTGATTTCTGGGAATATGAAGCAACGATTGGCGGTGACCAAGTATCGCTGGGGTAATCACGGACAGCAACAGTTGTTGAGCCATCTGGATATTGAGTCACTAACACTTCCTTACCAAGCACCTGAAAAACGGACGACGTTATCGTCTTTGCTTTAGGTTGTTTGTTTTTGGGAGTCTCAGTGGGGCGGAAAAAAACCCAATCAGGTGAGACATAGATTTTGCACCTATCTCTGGTAGCGGATAACCGCTCTATCTTTCCTGATAAGTGTAACACGCTAAGAACACCACTAGCCGTACCGTGATGGACATTCAGACGTTCTGAAATATCTTTCCACGTAACGCCATCTGCTTCAGCGTGATTAATAATGGCTAATACAGAGGATTGCAGTTGTGCAGTCTTCCCTGATTTATCCATTGTGCGAGCGCGTACAGCAGAAGTTTCACTACCGCTATGACCTGACGTTCCTGCATAGGGCAGAAACAATTCATCTCTCTGGTTGCTCATTTAGCACCACCTTTCACATTTAGTGTAGGTGAGGTTACCGACAATTCTACGGATTTGTAAGTGAGTGTTACAACGGTACGAAGCGCTAATTACCAGGTAAATCTGGGAGCCTGAATCGCCAGGTAACAAAAGGTTACAAAAGGTTACCTGTTAAGTGTTCCGTGTTCGCACGTGGCGGAACAACCCGCGCCCACATAGAAGGTGACACTGACGATGAAGTCAGCGAGGAAACTCTTACGTCACCCCTATTGCGAAACCTGCCTCTTTACGCTGAGGTAGGAATCTCTTTTACAATTTCAATGTTACCAACTTCGCCATACCACTGTAAAGCAGAGGCAATTCCGAGATAACCATTGACATTAACGCCAACTTCGCTTGATGGGTCAGCGAAGGCATCTTTAACAACAACGCTTACATTTACCATTGTCATTTAGTTCCCCTTTCTGGGAATTACAGGATAACCCACATTAGGTTAACACCAATTGGGGTTAGGCGCGTGTCGAAAATGTTTTTTAGGCTATTTTGTAGGTCGCATCAACAGATACGCTCTTTCCATATTGTTCTTCAATGATTAGTTTGGCTTTAGCCAGTGCGTCAATTTCAGTTTCTGCTCCTAGTGATATTGCTTCACCTTTCAAATTGACAAGCACCACATAATCTTTTTGTTCCATTATTCGCTCCTTTCATACGGTCTTTGTACAGCCTTTGCAACATCCTCTTTTGTGTAACCAGCGGCTTCAATAACTTTTAAAAGTGCTGGGTCGTCACTTGAATCGGCAACCAAACGTCCTTGATGCCAAGTAAAGGGGGTGCTCTGACCTACGGGCAGAACCCAAAGGTGATATTGATTAGCAGTATCAACCAATTGGCTTTCAGGCGGGAAGATGTCTATTGCTTCTCGCTCTGCACCAGCCAACTCATTCTTGATTCTCTGAAGATGTCGCCAATCACGGATGGCTCTACGGTCATTGTGTTTAACAGATAACCAAATAGCCCCTGTCTCCCCTTGTTCGGGCGTCAGTAATTTCTTTTCAACTGTGTAGAACTTATTACGCCACAAAGTCGTGTTGTCATCTAGTTCTACTGGTACGCCATTACGTAGAGCGTGAGCAGGTTGAAATTTATCCCACGTTGGTTTTGTCATACATCCCACCAAGTATCAATACTGGTCATACCATTGATGATGGCTTCTTGTTCATTCCGACCAAGTAGCACAGCAATCACTTGCTTTTTGTCTACAGTCGCTTGAATGACTATTGAATTATCTTTCTTCAAACGTTGAGCAAAGAATTTTGCTTTCTCTTTATCAAACGTCCACGATAATCCTTTTTCATTGACTCCTCTTTGACATCCACGATAAACAGTCACAGTGTCAGGCAGTTTCTGATAGTAGAAAAATTCTTCTTCATCCATCAGATGCTTTTTCTCTGGTCTATCTGAATTAAACAGGCGTTGCCATTGAGCAAGATTCTGCCAAGCGTTCTCTGTATCTGACCAAATCGCAACTAGGAATTGCCAGTAGTCACGGTCTTTCATCTTGTCAGCAATCTCAATGAACGCTTCAATCCTGTACGGACGTTCGTGCAACCAGATGTACTTAGTCCAGTTGCTTTCTTTAAGCGCTCGCTGTGTTTCTGCCACTTTGAATTTATACAGATGATTAGCAGCACCGTTATTGATTAGAGGTACTTGATAAATCAACGGGTGGCGTAACTGCTCACCCATTGCCCCCTGCTCTAAGTACGGACGGAGTTCAGGTAACAATTCTTGCGACAATTGTTCTTTAATCATCGCTTCGTATTGTTTGAAATCATTTATGTTTGGCATTGTCATTTACGAACACTCCTTAATTCTCGTCCACGTGACACCATAACTGTTTCTGCCTCTATGCCATACAGACGTAGAGCATCAGCAACCATCTCATTGAGAATGTCAGCAAAGTTCTCGCCAACCCTCATACCGTTAGGTGGAGTAATTACAACTCGGCATCTAACACTGAATGGAACACTCCACAATGTTGATGTGTCCTTGATGTCTTCACTCATATCAATAACCTCCAGTGCTAGTAGGAATCAGATTGAATTTGCGTACACATTCTTTACAAACGGGGACTTCAAATCGGTAGTCAAATTCTTCATCGCAGTTCTTAAAACACTTTTCGCAATATGGCAGTTCACTCATTTGATTACCAACCATCCGTTATGAACAAAGACATAGCAGTAGAAGAAACCCATAATGAACATAAACGTTCTGGTCTGAATCAAACGCTCTATGTCGCCAGGTAACGTGCGACGTTCTTTAGTTTTTTGGCACACTTGAAAACACCTCGCTCTCTTGCGCTTCTTCACCGAACGTTTCGGCGTAGAGGTTTCTACCTTCAGTCCAGTCCAACCAACTGCCGTCAGAAGAAACTTGAAATGCGCTTCCAAATTCTTTCTTCAAACAGATAAGGACTGCTGTGACTACAGCATCGTAAGGACGCTGACCAGTTTTACAGAAAGAGAACTCTTCACCGTTCTCAAGAACAAATGATTCGTTACCAAATTGGGCGAAGCCATTGAACGAAACCATCGTTGCGCTTAAATCAGGTGAACCCTGACCCATTACATCTCCGAGCGGAATACCAGCGTCATCTGCGACTCTGATAATCATTGCAACTTTCTTTGTGAACGCAGCGAACTTGTCTGCATCCACCGTTTCTGGCTGTCGCCAGTAGTGTGTGTATCCCATATCAGTTTCCTCTCATAGTGGTTGAGTTAGCACTTACATTACCAGCCATATCGCTTACCTGTAAAGTGTCAACGAGTTCATTGACACAGTTCTGAAGATTCTCGTCAGCGGCAACAGTTGAGTCCATCAACGTCGGGTGTTCGCCAATAATTCTCAACAGTAGTGCGACATACCATTCACCTTGCGTTCCAAGACTGACTTGATTGTGCCTTAACAAATCAGACACTTTTAGAACAGCCTCTCGTTGCTCTTTCTGGAATTGCGTCATTACAAATCTCCTTTTCTAGTCTTTGTGCCAGCAGTCGCATCCGCAACGCTTGGCGCAGTATTCGTGTTCGTTGTCTAGACAGTTATGGCAGACAGCGGTGGACATTAGAGGTCTCCCATTTCTGCATCAACCATACGGCTCATTCCAAGATACCGACTGGTATCAATTGTCAGGTCAGCGCACCAGAGGCACACTTTGCCGAAACGCTTCTTGAAGTACGGGTCAACAAATGCCTCGCTGGAATCTGCATTGCACTTCAGGCACTTATAAGTTTTGGTCGCCATTACGCTTTCACCTCATTCATAAATTTGATGAAGTTCTGCGCTGACGCAAGGTCATTAGCGGAAGCAACCTCGGTTGCGCCTGTTGTTGCAAACGAGTGCGACACTCTTTCTACATCTGGCAACATCCAGTTGCTATACACAGCAACAGGGTTGGCAAGAAGTTCAATAAAGTTTTCTCTCGAATCACGCTTGACTTCAACGAAGCCAACAACTTTTCCGTTTCGGGTGATTACAACTGAATCGGCTGCGCCGAGTTCAATTACGGTTGGACTGAATTTCTGGATTGCAGTCATTGGTCGGATTGTTGCGCCGAATGGTGTCTCAGTCATTTACGCACTCTCCTTGTTAGTCAAGTACGAGAACTTGCAGTTCTCACAGGTGATTAAAACAAGCATCGGTGCTACTGAATCTTTTGACCAGAAGTGGTCACAGTTCTTATCAAACATTTTCGTTTCCTCACGTAAGGGGGGTTGTGGGTTTCCCTTACGAAAGAAACATTGCCACCAACGGTTTTCGTCTGTCTAGCCGTCGATGGGCGTGTTTCGTAAAATGTGACGGAGATAACTTCAATGCTCCATAGGCTCCAGAAGGGTCTATGAGGCGTGAGGCGTTAACAGGGCTGGGAGGGCGTTTAACAACATCGACCCCCCGTTTGCTTCCTTCGGTATTAACCTCAGAGCGTCCAGCCGCTAGGCTGCGTTAGGGATATTGGGGCTATGGGTGTGGAGTTTCTGTAACGCGGTGGGGTGTACAGGGCTAACAACACTGCCTCTGCTCTATCGGGCGAGTTCATACCACGCCGTTTCATCTCTGATTTCTTTTCAATGACAATACGCCCACTTGAATCTGATTTGTACGTCGGTGTCGATAACTGCGCCAGAGTTTTACGGTCAAGGTTCAAACGAATCTCTTGGGTTACACCTTCTTCAGTACGCTGAGGTTGCAACAATTGACGACAGTTCCACCACATCTCGGCACGCTGGTTTCCAAACTTTGCAGCATCGCCAGCACGCTCTCCAACGCTTACGGGAATTATTTCAGACGAATGACGCTTCTCATCTTTCCAACGGTCAAGCACTGACCTGACACCCCAGCCAACACCAATAACGTCAATCTTCACACGAACTTTCTCAGTGACACCGCGCTCGCGATGCACTCTTTCTGCGGCAAGAATTTGTTGCAGGATTACACCTGCTACGTCAACGGCATTAGCGTTAGCGGCACCAGAACTGTTATGACGTACAGATAGTTTCCCACCGTCATTCCAAGCAATAGCAAATTCGTCTCCACCATCTGATGCAACGTCTACGCCAAGTTGAATTGTTTCCCCACTCATAAAGTCCTCATTGTCAGTAGACATCTCAGCCCAAGACAACGGAATCACTTTGTTTGTACTGCTAGTTGGAAAACGTGCGTGTACGCGAGCCTCTACGAAAGCAGAATCATCTCCGAACTCTGAGATTACGTCATCCACCCAAGTCTTATCAACGAGGTGGTCTGTTACTGGATGTTCAGATACAGAAGGTGGACAAGATGAACAGATACCAGCATCTTCGCCTGTGAAGTTAGGAGTGTTATAAGCGGAGATAGGGATTACGTTATACAAATCTGAATTACAAGCGCGTTCGAAGAATGAACCTTCTTGGTCTGTAGGTGGATTACCCAATAACAATAAACGTGTATGACCACCAGTCATAAGCGCTTCTAATGACCTGCCTAAAGTTTCATTGATACCGCCAGCCTCATCAACAATTACAAGTAAGTGAGGAGCGTGGATACCCTGAACAGCAGACTCATCATTCTGTCCACCACCAAAACCATAACCAACAATGTTGTTATCTATCTTCCACTCTACGGTAAAGACTTCACCAGCAAGGTTATGCCTTTCGTGGACTTTTCTAATGCCCTGCCACAAGATGTTTCTGACCTGACGGAAGGTTGTCGCTGTTGATACAACTTGAGCAGTGCCTACTGGGTGAACTGAAATCCACCAAGCAACAATACGTGCGGCAATGTGTGACTTTCCAGGGGCGTGACAAGCAGGAACAGCAGTACGTTTGTTATCACGAACGCTCTCAAGAATTTCCTGTTGCTTTGACCATACGTTCTCTTTTAAGCCTTGCGTTACAAAACCTACAGGGTCATTCTCAAAACGTAGCCAAGGATTGCTGATTTCATTGTCCAGCAGATTCTTTAGGGCATAACGTTCCTCAGCATTGAGTGAAGGATAAATCTTTAATCTATCTTCACGCGGGAGACTGAGCAGACGCTGTACTGGATTAGCGTTAGTCACAAATAGTCCTAACTGGATTCTGTTTTAGGTTTAGCAACGGCTTTCTTTTTAGGCGCTTTCTTTTTAACGGGTTTTACTTCTACGGCTTCTTCTATCTCTTTAGGTTTGTCTTTTTCACGTATAGCAATAACCTGATTTAACTTGCTTTCAAGTTCATCTACGCTAACTGTAATGGATAAAGGAGCACCATTAGCGCCTGTGATTTCTTGCCTCTCAAAACGTCCCCATTTACGAGGATACGAACGTTCAAGATACCAAGCAGCAGCAGACCAAGTCCCCTCCATCGCAGCCTTCTGGATTAAAGCAAGCGAACGAACTTCTGAATTGGCTCTAGTTTTCTCTACTGCCTCGCAAAACTCGCGGTACGGAGTTTCTTCTGGGTCAGGAACAGCATCTTCGTCATCAGACATACGGGTACGCTCGATACGCCCACGCTCTAGCCACCGATACATTGTTGCTTCGTGGATGCCAGCATAAGCAGCAGCAGTCTCTATGTAGTTACCACTGTTAAGGGCTTCAACAACCAATGCCTGTAATTCAGGTGTTAGTTTTGTTTTCATTATATGATTATGTTACAGCAAAGTTACTTACTCAGTAGTTAATCGTTCCACTTCTGCTTGCAAACGAGCAATACGTTCGCTCTTATCTGGGTGAACCTTGATACCAAGAGCAATTGCTTCTTCTCTGTACAGACGACGATAATCTTCTATGTGCAACTTGCTGAGACGAGTGAGGGCTACATTGCGAGCGCGTTGTGCTCTGTTACGAATTGCTTCAGACATTGATTCTTCTCCTAGGTTGATTAATGGTAGCCATACAGTAGTCACAAATTACAGATTTGTCACCTACGTTTTGGGTACAACAGTGATAGTACAAAAGTGACCATCTTTGTTGTAATACTCAATTTTATATGACGGCTCTGGGCTTTCGTGGAGAAGAATACTTGCTACAGAATGAGGGTCAATTCCGTGAGGCTTACAGTATGCAACAAATTCAGCACGTAACGCTGCTCCCTTTTTTCTTGATTGATAAGTGATAACAGTAGGCATTAGCGACGTTTGCCTTCTTTAACCAAACAATTGAAACACTTGAAAATCATATTCTCGCCATACGAGTCTTTAATGTATTCCCCTCCACTGACAGAACCTTGCTGATTACAGTGGTCACACAAATCTAACTTAGCATTGTGGATTATAAACATCTCTCCCATTGTCATTCCTCTCTAGTAAGGGTGAGCAGTTTTTACACTTGCTCAGGTGCGACATAAACTACCTGCATCTCGGAGGTCGGCTCACCTGACCTTTATCCTTACGCTGGTTCACTATGTCTATGGTGACGGAATCAGGGGACATTGGCGATAACAGAGAGGAAATCGCCTTGAACGCAGATGCCAAACACCAAACTTGAGTCACTTCGTATCAACTTTCTCATACGTATCTGTTTCTACATTATAGGATTCTAACTTACGAACTGTTACTTCTTCAACATTGTCAAATTCGTCGATAGAGTCAACAATCTCAGCAAACCAACTTGCTGGATTAGGGTTCTTTGTATCGTCATAGCGAAACCACACAGTTACAGTGGCTTTGCCATAACGTAACTTCTTGGGGGGCTGGGGTTTGACTTCACTCATACTTAATCACATCCCAACCTTTGTAGCCTTCTAGGTCAACGCGCCTAAGATTGAACGTTGTATCTCTCCCTACGGACGCTTCTATCTTTCTTAACGCGTGCAAAGTCTTAGGACAAATGACAATCTCTGCAAGCGTGAGAATTTTCTTAGGTGTGGAGTAAGGGTCAAAGATTTGATGCCAGTAAGTGAGAACAACAAAATAGTTTTTATTATGTACACCCCACGCCTGATTTAACAGTTCCATACCTTTTTCACACAGTACAACTTCAGCATAAAAAGTTGGACGGGTACTGGTCTTTGACACCTTACACACCTACCCTAGTTCTAGTGTGTCTTCATCAAGCATACCTTCTGCCTGAAGTGACGCACGGGGACGTGGAGGATTGACAGGTTCTCCTAATAGCCCTGTACGAACAGCACGGGCTTTTTCTTGATAGATGTCTGGGAGATTAGGGTCAGCATTTTCTAAAAACATTCCTTCATCAAAGAAATGGTCAAAGCCTCTACCCATCTTCTTACCTGCATACGTGTGCTTATCTAAAGCAACATCTGGAATTTCTTTGTATGGAATATGGTCTGACCACGCCCACATCTTTGAATGGTCACAGATACGAGACTTCTTTGCTCTAACTAAAAGCAGAATTGCGTGAACCATATACATACGCTCTGGGAATAGACGCTCATCTTTCTTTTTCTTTTCTTGAACCCAGTTCTCATAGAGCGCACGGATTGTTGCTGGTAAGTATGGCTCTGCAAGCCCTATATCTTCTGAAGTAATAATACGAATACGCTTCCAAACATATTCCCCATAACCACTTCTATCTAATTCCGCAGCCCAATATAAAGAATCTTCTTCCCATCCACGTCTAATTGATTTCTGAAATGATGAAGACACTTCATTGAATAAGTAGCCTCTAATTGTTGGCGGTATTTTTTGAACGGACATTTGTTCCCTCTCTGTAGTAGTGAGAGAAATAATGCCATAACCCTAGTTAGGTTTGTGGGATTTCACAGATGTCTCAACGGAAGATTTGACTGTTAATGATTGGTTGCCACTTGTGCGTGATACCTGCTCTAGCGTTGCCTTTCTTTGCATCGACTGCATCGCCAAAATGTTCTTTCAAGATATTAAATGAACGCTCAAGTTCATCGTGCGTACGCCAATTAGCGAGACCCCCTGTGTTATGGAATGTCGCTTTATGGTGGAGACCAAATCGCTGGTCTACAAACACCATACGGTGATGGTACATATTCAGTAATGCAATCCACATATCGTTGTTCACGTACATATCTGGTCGCCAGTAAAACTTGGCTCCCTTGAGTAATCCTAAACCGTGACCATTTACGAATCCTGTTAAACGGAAAGGTCTCATCGGTGAACACATTGCAGGGTCTTCCCACGGAGCAAATCCCCACAGGTGTACGCCCATTTGACGAGCAGTGTCTGCTGTTCTTTGTACAACGGCATACGCTCTCTCAGGCGACATCTTATAAGTTTCACCTGCGGCAACTGACAAATCGGTCATAGCGGTAATGTCATCATCAACTTGGAAGACATCACCCCAGTAATCATAAATCCACTGACGCTTTGACGCTAAACCTTTAATGCTGTCAGGGTGTACAACGATTTCTTTATCTGGATACGCCTCACGGTATAACTTCTCCTGAGATTCAGCCACACAAAGAATTGCCATCGGGAAAACTTTGAACGTAGTGACATTGCCAGCCCGTCCGTGCGTGGGAATAACTATTGCTACTTCCCCCATAGCGATTTCAACCTTTCAATTGTTACAACGTGCGACGTGCCTACAACTTCTTTCTTGTACGACTTCTCCATACGCAGGTCAAACTTTGTTCTCATATACGCAGCATCTGTTTCATTCGTAGCAATTACAAGAACATAGTCATAATTTTCTGATGGTCGAGCAACAATTGGGAAGATAGGGTCTATCTCTTTATTAGGTTTATCAAGTTTCGCTAATAACTTATCAATTGCATCTTGGTCATAACCAGGAACGGGACCAACTTCCTGAAGTAGTTCTGCAAGCATTACGTCGTCCCACTTGGCTAAATCACCAGACGCGTTATCTGCAAGGCTTCTTCTTTGTGCAGTCGCGTCATCATCATCTACCCACGCAACGTCAATGTGTGTCCAGCCTAATGTTTGTGCGGCTTTGTATAAATGGTTACCAGCAATAATTCTTTTAGTCGAACGCTGAACAACAATTGGTCTGTGCTGACCAAACTCTCTAATGGATTCTACAATTGCTGCAACGTTACCTTTACGAGCATTACGTTGGTCTAGAACTAATTCCGCAAGCGGTACTGACTCAACATCCATATTAGTTAAGTTAGTTTTTTTGTCAGCCATTTAAAATCCCTCTCCTGCGAATACGCAAGCGTCTAGTGGTATGCCTAACCTTAACGCTAATTCTTGCTCTTTGTTTTGACGGGGAAGTCCTTCTTCAAAGACATTCCAAGACAAACGGTCTATACGGAAACGGAAAGCACCAAGGTTTACGACAACCTTGCCTGACCTGTTATGACCAGGACGGGTTGCGCCACCACTGACAATATCCTGTACATCATCGGCATCAAATCCTGTCCCCTCAAATTTTGTTACAGACATTAGTAAGTTAGAAAGAGTTGTTGCATCATACGACGCTAAATCAGCAGTTCTATTATCTGCTAAAACTATTTTGGTCGCCTGTTCATCATTAACATCAAGGTACACAACCGCCAACTCCGTCCAACCTAACGAGCGTGCAGCAAAGAATGTGTGGTTACCAATCAGTACGGTGCCATCCATACGGCATACAAGCGGACGGAACTGACCATTCATCTCAAGGCTTTGAGCAATCGCTCCAATGTCACCTTCGCGTGCGTTTCCAGACAACGGGATTAAGTTCTCAATTGGTACAACCGTAACATTTACATCTGACATTGACACTTGACGAGTCTTGCTTTCTTCTTTCTTCTGTCTTACAAGTTCAGGCATACCCAATTGCGCTCGCAACGTAGTAATCGCAACACCGTTCCTGCCCTCAGCATTGTCAAGATGGTGTGAATACCAAACATCGTAAGGGTCTTTCAACACATTCCATCTGTACTGACCTACCTTGAACAACACTTCATCGGATATGGGGGTCTCTGGGAGTGCTCCGTCTAATGGTGCTCCGATTAAATCCTCTAGGTTCGTTTCTAAGCCATCAATCTGACCCTTCAGGTGGTCTAGGTACCCCCCGTCAAATCCTGTCCCGTCTAAATCGGGCAGGGATTCCAACAACGCTAAGAGTGCTGAGTCGTCATACGAAGCCAAGTCGCTCGTACGGTTATCTGCAAGCACAATACGCTTTGCTGTTTCTTCATCCACATCCACATACGTTACATTGACAGACGACCACTTTAATCTTTGCATCGCTTGCCACGTGTGCGAGCCAGCAAGAATGTAATTAGTTTTACGGTCAACCACAATCGGTTTGTATTGACCGTGCGCCATCAAGGATTCTGCAATTGCATCAACGTCACCCCGACGTGGATTTTGCGGGTACGGCTGAACATCACCAATCGGTATGACAGTAGTACCAGTAATTCTTACATTCACTTAATGGATTCCTTTTCATCAGACGCTTCTACGAGTTCAAACAAATCAGCATCTGCGAGCGCTCGAATAAACTCAGGGGCTGGTAGTTCTTCGCTTACATCAGTCTTCGACCAGACCCAAGCACGCCAAGATAGTTCTACGCGCAACGAACGTTCAGTGAAATCATTCCATTGGAATTCACCTATCTCGGTCAGTAACGCCTCGGCACTTTTAGCCGAGGTGCTACCACCGCTTTTCCATTTGACTTTCCACATAGGACGAAACATTACAACACATTCCTTTCTAGGCAAGTGGATTCTTAGTAGCCGTCAGTCCACATATCTACGTGGCGCCAATTGCTGTTATCAAATGGGTCATCACTAGGGTCTGCACTGTGGTCTGCACCAGCAAGTTCTAGAGCGAGAGCATCCTCATCAGTGAGCACGTTCGCACTCTCATATTGAGTAATGTCTGTGTATTCGACCAAACGTCCTCGGCGGACTTTGATATATGACCACTCTGGTATCTGCTCTATCCAATCCAATTTGATACCAGCATCTTTGACAGCCTTGCCGAGCAACATATCGGTTGACGCGAATAAGAATGAACCAGCGGCAGTCTGAGCGACAGCCAACGGACTGTTGCAACATCTCGCCAAGTGGAGGTCAGTACCTGTTCTGGTATCTAGCCAAGCCACAGCAGCACCACCATCAAGAAGACCAAGTAGGTCAGTCGGCTTTGATTCTGAGTTCTTGTACGAAGCCAACATTGAGAAGATTGCTTCACTGTCAACTTCAGCCTTACGGCGGTGGGTCGTGTAGTTCTCAAAGATTTCTTTGTGATTACTAACGTGACCGTTGTGAACGCCAACTACATCGCCAACTCTGATTGGGTGGTTGTTCAAATTGTTTAACGGTGAACCAAGCGTTGCAAACCGTGTATGGAAGATTGCAGTCTTAGCATCAACAGGAAGTTTGTCACCATACTTCTTGACGAACTCGAACGCATTGACGTTTGATTTGTAGTTCTTAATCAGACGGTTCTCTGGCTTACCAGTTACGAAAGCCATACCAGTAGCGTGAGCACCACGGGTAACTATCTGGTGCAGTAAAGCACTACCCAACTTGTTTGCATTGATGTCTTCATCAGTCTTCAGACTGAAACCAGCGATTCCGCACATAATGTTTCTCCTTTTTCTCTCTCGGTTATCGCGCTAGAACTTCTGCGCGAGCAGTTAGGTAGTTGACGGTTTCTTCTGATAGACCAGCGTGAACGTTTAGGTCTGCAAGCATTTCTGCTAGGTCGATTCTGATATTGGCTTCTACGTGATTCTTAGCAGCAGAGATAAGCGCCTGAGTGAACAAAATCCAGTGGCGCAACTTTGCACCATCAAGTGAACCTTGATGTTGGCGAATTTCGATAGTGCCATATTTTGGATAAGACATCACATTGATTTTGCGGTAACGATTATAAGAATTGCGGATGCGTCCAGTTTGAATGAACTCATTTTGGATATTACGCAGTTCGGTGTCGCTGAGGTTCTGGCAGAAGGTGTTGCGATTCTCACGGCGAGAACGGCTAACAAGTGAGTCAATTGCAATCTGACGCTCTGACCACAGTGTTACGAAGGCAGCAATCTCAGAACCACTAAGTCCTTGCATATCGTGGTGAACGTGGATTCCTGTAGTTACGTTCACAGTTGCACCTGCATTGGACAGAGTTGTTACAGCAAGTTCAAGTTGAACAAGTCCCGCTTCACCGCGAAGTGGTGGAGATACGAGTTCACCGCAACCATTACCTTCGTGGCGGACAGAACCATCTGGTACAAGTTTCCAGTGACGGCGAGTAGTGTGGTTGTACGCTTCATTGACTGCATTGATGCCAGCAGCCTGTAACGCAGCCTCAGCCTCAGAACGACTGATTCCACTGAACTCTATCTCTACACCGAAGCGGCGACCTTGAGCAGCAGTTGAACCACCGCTTAGGCGGAGGATTCCTGAACGTACAGCATTGCGTGCAGATGACGCAGTTGAGTAGCCCAACGCAGTTGCGATGGCTTGGTATGAATGACCTTGCTCGAACATTTCTACGGCAGAGCGCAGACGTGCTTCTGTTATGTCGGCTCTTACTCTCATTCTTGGCATTTCGTTTCCGTTTCTCTATGTGGTCTGGGGCTTTCCCATTACGGACTACATTAGACCTATCGGGGGTTAGGTGTCTATCCGTGATTCAAGCCATTTTGGGCGTGTTGCGTTTTCAGGTGCTCCGTGACCTGCCCGTTTACCGTGTGACGTAGATAACAGTCTGACCAGTCAGGCTTTTGTACCAAATGTCCGAAACAACGGGGCTAGAGGCTGGAATCTGCCAATCGCTCGGCTCGGTGGGAATCTCTATCTGACTGAAGACCAGCAAAGGTTTTACCAGACATACGCTTTTTAAAATGCGGAATGTTATTAGCAGGAATACCAATACGTACGTTAGGCAACAATACAGCCTGCAAGTCATTATCACTCTGGTCTACATAACCATCTTCAGTCATTGACACTAATGATAGAAAAACATCAGCGTGACGGTCTGTATCTTTATCAACGAGTGAATCTTGACGACCACCCATCGAATACAACCAACGAAAATTATCAGGTGCTACACCATCAACCATACGGCGGAATCGGGACACTTCTTTCGTGTACGCATAGAACAACACATCAGGTACAGCACGTGCAACTTCAAGCCAAGCGTCAGTGTATTCATCACTAAAAAAATCACCGCTGTCGTGAACGCGCACGGCTTTGCCACCAGACAACAACCACTGACGCACCCATTCATCTACGCTGTCTAACGGCACCCGTTCAATTTCTTTTGGTACACCAGTCGGACGAAATCTTTTAGCGCCCAACTCAGTAATCATTGCGGTCTTCCAACCCTCAAGGTCATCAAGCACAAAATGTAAATTCAGTAAGTGTTTACGTCGGACGGCTGGAAACAAATACGTTCCGTTACGTGCGTAGCAGACCTGAGCACAAGCACCTGCTTCTGGACAAACGTTGAAGTTGCGACCATCTAATAATTTGACTGCAAACGCTGGTAACGTCCAGTTTGAAATACCATCGGCACGTAGTTCACTATTACTTGTCAGTAGTTTTGCTGGTCTAGGTATCAATCGCTAACTCCTTTTAGTCTGGTCTCTAACAAATCTTTCAAACGGTTATTAGCCTGAATACCAACACCTACATAAGTGAACCCTGCTGCGACTGCTGCATTAGCATCAAGTATGTTGCGAGCATCTACAATTTTCTTTGAAGCCATTACTGCTCCTATTTGATGAAGGTCATATCCTACAAATTCAGACCATTCCGTAAGGATTACAAGAGCATCTGCTCCATTGCACGCTTCTATCGGAGTTCGAACAATATCCCACGGCAAATCTTTTGTTTCTACAACAGGGTCAAAGGCTACTATCTCTGCGCCAAGCGACATCATTTCTGTAATTACTGCAAACGCTGGACTTTCACGCATATCAGAGGTGTCAGCCTTAAATGCTAATCCCCAAACAGCAATCTTCTTTCCTTCTAAGTCTCCTACAATCCATTCCAAACGATTAACAATTTTCTTGGGTTGTTCATCATTGGATTTAACAGCAGCCCTAACAATTCTTAAATCTATTTTATGGTCGTGCGCTGTTGCAAGCAAAGCCATCGTATCTTTTGGAAAGCACGAACCTCCCCAACCAGCACTAGGCGCTAAGAATGATTCTCCTATGCGACGGTCACTGCCAAAGCCTCTACGAACGTCTGCGTAGTCTGCTCCTATTGCATCGCACAATTCTGCTATCTCATTACCAAAAGTTATCTTTGTTGCTAAGAAACCATTAGCGGCATATTTACATAGTTCTGCGCTCAAAGTAGACATAATCATAATTGGGGCTTTGATATTACGGTACAACTTAGTAACGAACTCCCCTGCCTCTAAATTGTCAGCGCCAATGACTATCCTGTCTGGCTTCATAAAATCTTGAACGGCGTTACCTTCTCTAAGAAATTCTGGATTGCTAACTACAGTTGCATCTTTGCGGTCTAACAAAGTGTTTAGGTAGGAGGCTGTTCCAACAGGGCTAGTTGATTTATTAACTACAACCGTGCCTTTTGAAAACATCTTGCGATTATGTAAAACAAAACTCTCTAGATAAGAAATATCTGCTGCACCAGTTTCTGAACGTGGTGTAGGTAGGCACAACATAACAATATCTACATCTTTGAATACGTCAGAAGCATCATAGATGAAACCTAGTCTGCCTTCCATTACATTTTTATAAACTAAATCTTCTAGATTCTTTTCATAGAACGGCAAACGTCCCTGTTGGATTGATAAAAGTTTTGACTTATCATTTTCTACACAAACAACGTTGTTTCCTAATTCTGCTAAACAAGCAGCGGTAGTTAGACCAACAAAACCTGCTCCTATAACAGCAACGTTTGAGGTGCTAAGACCTGACGCAACCATTACTTGCCTACAATAATCTTGTAAACGGTAACTTCTGAGACAGCCATCTTTGTTGCTATCTCTTTGTACGTGACATTTTGCTTTCTTAAATCAAGAACGTATTTACGTCTCCGTTTACCAGTTTCCACAATTTCGTCTTGCAGTCTGTGAATTTTGTCAGTGGTCTCTGATACGGCTCGTAACAGATGCTCTTTATCTAATTGCTCTGGATTTTCAGTCATACAGTCACCCTATCTCATTTTCACAACGGGGGTTAGTCTGCCACAACACCGTGAATAATTAATTCAAGAGCATTACGACCACGCTGGGGCGCTACAAAAGTAATTGAGTGAAGATATTGGGAAGAATCGTCGGGCATAACCTTGGCATCAACCAAACCATCAATTGCAGCCTTTACAGCAGGGTTGCAAGCAGCAACATCTTGAAGTCTCCCTGCCTTCTGATACACCTTGACAGTTATGTCACAAGTTTTTAAAGTCGGAATTTTCTGTTGCCTAGCAAGAATACAAAACGCATTACGCCAAGTCTTTACATTGTCTGCTCTTTGCCATCTGTTACCAGCGCGTTCGCCATTAGTAGTCCACGGGCGTTGTTCTAAAGTTAGTTCCCAAGTTTTTAACATTACATATCCCTTTTAATTGGAATATACGTGGCTTCATTATCTAACAACATAAATACATTACGGATTAATACTGGCTTAGTTGCTGGATTCTCATACGAATGAACTAACCAACCATTTTCATAACTTAATTCTCTGTTTGATTCTACGTAACCGTGACAACCAGACGTGCCTGACCCACAAATCATCATCAAGTTACTGGATTCGTTAAGAGCAGCATCTTTACTGCCACCCATCTTGCGAGGTTTACGGTGATGCAAAGAAACATACATCTCACTGTATAACGATTTGTTACAAATTTCGCACGTACCTCCGCCTCTGCTAATTACAGACGCACGGACAATAGGTGAAGCACCTGTGAAACGCTTTGCCACTAAACGTTAAGCGCTTTACGCTCAGATGACTCTAGTTGAAGTTGGTCGCCTACAAGAATCTTACGGTCAAATCGAGTCACAAGTTCTTCATACGCACGCCAGAATTGCGAGCGCGAGGTTTCTACATTCTCGCTCATACATAAACCACGCCAACCCATATTTCTTACAGTCTCAGTAATTGCATCGTGCGAAAACTCTGGAGTCCCATACGTACCATACTTCTGCATTTGTCTTTGTACTTCGCCCCACGCTTCAACCTTGCTAGGTGCTAAAGACCCTGACTGCTCTGCAACCTTACGACGGATGGAAGCAATCGACAACCACTTATCAGAAGTCATCAACAATTCTTTGACTGCCTTCTCAACTTGCTCTACAGACAAATCGCTAAGAAGTTCTGCATAGACACTTACGGTTTCTTTAGTAAGTGGATATTGAGGATAAGCAACTGCACACAAAGATAAAATCTTTGCCGCTTCTATTTTGTTCATTGTTCAGCGCCAATCTGTTCTTCTAGGTAATCACGGATAGCAGAGAAGCCACGTGGCTCATTCTGTTTTTGTTTACGCGTAGCCTCAAGACGAAGCCTGTCAAAGTGTTCACGTAACTTTTGAGGAGAACGGACATTCATTGACCAGAAATCATCTTGAGTAGCCCAAAGAATAGCCCCCTGAATCTGTTCTGGAGTTCTTTCATCTATACGCATCATACGGTCAATAACCTTGAGCCATTCTTTTGTCACAGTCGGACGCTTGAAACCATTACGTTCAATACAATCTGCTAATAACTTACAAATATCATTAGTAACAGAATTATTGTAGTTGGAGCCTTCTCCTTCATTTTGGCTTTTGTTAAGTATGGCTATGGTTAGTGTGTCGTTTTCTGCACCAGGGGTAGGTACATTTTCTTCGCTACGTGACCTGTTTCTATTTTCCCTACCAAGCGAAGATTTTTCGCTAGTTGGGATACTACATACAGTATAAATGTTTGAGGTGTAGCCACCGTCTTCTTTATAACGGCGCTCTTTTTCTAAAGCACCAAGTCCTAGCAATTCTTTAATCGCTGAATCTACAGTTCTATCAGAACAGTGCATACGAGTTGCAAGTGTCTGCCTTGAAGGGAAACACATACCATCTCTGTCAGCATACCTACGAAGCACGGCATACAAACGTATAGCAGCAGATGAAACATCAGCATCTAGTACCCATTCAGGCACTATTGCAAAGTAGTAATCAGCAGAAGTTTTGTCGGTCATCTCATACTCCTGTGTCTTTGTGGGAAGCGAAAGATACTGCATAAAATGTAATACGACACACTGCCATTGTCTACTACAGCAGTGTGTCGCGTCTACAGAAGGTTAGTTAGGTGTTTCTACCATTTCATCTTCTTCAATGTCACTTACAGTCACATTTTTAACTGGTACAACTTCTTGTACAACCGTTTGAGTTAGTTCAGCCTTCTTCTCATTGTAAATAGATAGCAACTCATTACGTTGAGCCTCTGTTAATGAATACTCACCAGCAGAGTTTGCAACTTGCTGAAGATTTTCTACGGTCTTTACAAGTTTCATTGAATGAGTAAGTGTCACCCAAATTGGTTCAGTAATACTTTTCTTTTCTGGTCTTGCAGATTGTGTTGCACGTTCAACCTTTTGCATCTCCTCACGGGAGGGGCGCTTGCCTTTTGTTGCAAAACCTAAATTGGCTAATGCGCGTCCAATTGACGAGGTCTCGCAGTTCTCGCTTGCATTGGTTCTGTTTACTGGACTACTGCCTTCTATCTCACTAGCAAAACCGCGAACAGTTGGCATTGAATCTTCTTTATCTATGTAAACGTGTGTCCAACATTCCCATTGATATTTACCATCTTCACGCAGAACGCAAGTTGGTTTGTCTGGGAGTATGCGTCCATTCGGATGCGCTTCCCAAAAAGCACGAATACGATTTTCAACTGGTTCATACTCAGATAAGTCGAATCCCATTACAGTTCCACCTCTACGCTAACGGAAAGATTACCTTCCTCGATTGTAAGACCAGGAACAAGTTCCCCATCTTTTGTAATTACTTTAAGAGTTGCAGAATCGTCTACCACTAAATCAGCATAAGCCTCTTTGATTTTAGTCAAAGCAGGTTCTTCTTTAATCCTAATTAAATCTGGAGCACTTGTACGCGCCCACGCTAAGAATAATTCAGAATCTACAGCCCACTTACGATTTGATTGTCTAGTAGAAATTTTGCCGTGCGGTAACGTAACTGACTTACGTGGGTCATCTGGGTTCAAACGAACTCTATGACCATAACCAGTTAAATGCGCTACAAAATACTCAGCGTCACTTTCTATAGTTTTGTTTACGGCTTCAAGCCACGCTGTTACGCGAGCAATTTCAGCCTGAGCGATTTCTTCATTGACTTTTTGTTTAGCACGGAGCGAGCGCAACTTACGCATAGCCCAAGCCGCTTTTTGGTCGTCATCAATAACGAACGCTTCTCTGACTTCTTCTGTTTTGAAATCATCTAAGGCTTCGTCAAGAGATTCAGGAAGTGACATTGATTCTCCTTCTGTTGTCGTGGAGAGCAATCATAACTGGGGTTAGTGACTTATGTAAATACCCCTAGAAATTAGGTGTCTCAGCGCTTGACGTTACAACGAACCACTGACAAGATACAGACCTGTCCTTGGGGAAGTGGCAGACGAAGACGCAGGTACAGAAATTCTCTCTTTCCGTACCTGCGTCTTACTTATTGGGTGAACCCCTGAAACAGTCTCTACGAGCCTCCTAGACCCCTACAAGAGCCTTTTATGACCTTGCCTAAGCCTTCGGGCGACCTACCGCCATAATTGTTTTGTAATCACGCTTCTTCAGATAGTAACCATCGCCATTTGACTGACTGCCAGCCTTACCTGACGAAGTGTTGCCCTCATACACGTACATATATTTAAGAGTCGTATTGTGACCCTTAACAATTCCAACGTGGTCAGCCATAGCGTCTTCATCGAACTGGAAGAAAACAACATCGCCAGCCTGAGCCTGACCAATCGGTACAATCTGATTGTTCTTGGTCAAATACTTTAGCCAAGCGTCACAAGATGCGAAGCCTTTCTTTGTGTTTGCAACTGAAGCAATAGCCCCAGCATCAAAGTACATCTTTGAAGCAGACATCGCACACCAAGGCTGGTTGTTAAGTCCGAACCACTTACCGAAGGTCGTGTCATTATTTTCTCCTTCTGTGTAGTTCAGTGAAGCCTCACAGAGAGCAAGCAATTTCTTTACGTCTACAGCCATTATTTTTCCGTCCTAGTTGTTGTTTGTTTTAACGTTCTTTTTTTCAATTGTGTGTGATAAATGAATGGGGCTGAAGTGTACACGTCATTATTAGCGGCAACCTTTAAGGCTGTCTCTAAATCCGCACCAGCGCACAAAGCCCCTATTGCGTAATCAGAGCCTGAGCCAACACCATAGAAACCCCTGCTATCTAAAGCAACAGACATATCATCTGCAATTTCAAAAACCTGACCTCCTACAGCAATCAGGAAGGCAAATTTTGTTTCACCGTCTGCATCGGCTTCATTCCACTTGTACTCATTGTCTTTGAAACAGTTCTTCAACGAGGGTACAACTTTAGAAATCATAAAGTGATACAAGTCGTCTACGTCAGATGCTTTAGGGATTGGGGGTTGCCAAATGTGTTGCGCTATGTCACAAGGAGCACATTCACCAGAACCAGCAATTAGATACAAAGAACGTTCTGTTATTTTGACCATTTCGCGGTGAGACTGTCGCCTACCACCACTGCCAGTAACCTGACTGTCAGCGCCAATAACAACTTTGTCTTTGTATTGAACCGCAACGATAGTAGTCACATCTCTCCAATGGTTGGAGGAAGCCTACGGCAAGATTAAGAGATGACCCTTACGTAACACTTATTTATAAACACTTACTTTATTCTTTTTTACGCTTATCAACCTTTGCGAACGCGTCATTAATTTCATCGCGGGTTAATCTGCCGTCCTGCAAGAACGAACGAGACAAGGCTTCTACAACAGTAGAAACACCAAGCAAGCCAGCCATAAAGACTGCTGAAAGAGTATCAATACCAAATACAGCGCCAGCACCAATTACAGAAAGACCTGAAGCAGCAAATACGGCAAGTATTCGCATAAGTATATTTCCGAGGTTATTCATCTTCTTTTCTCTCTCTACGTACAGGGTAAGTGATAATCCATACTGCTACAGCAAACATAATTGCGTAGCCAACGATTCCCTTAGCAGTTCCATCAAGAACTATCCAAGCAATAAACATACCTAGAAGGGTGAATAACTGACCTATTAAATCTACAAAGAACGCTCTCATTTTTCTCTCCTATAACCTACGGCTCCACCTGCACTAGCAGCGACAGCAGTTGCAGCGATATTGCCAACCAGTGTTGCGGCTACTACGGTTTTAGTTGCTTCTTCTCTTTCTGCTGGCGACATATCTGCACCTAGATTGCCTAGAGCAAATATCAATTGAGCAGGACTTTCGAAAATAGCAGTCAACATCTCTGCTGGGGATTCCAAAAGTTGTAGAGCATCAGCAATTACAGCAGTAATTATAACCTCATTGCCGTTCTCATCGAGCCTGACCTCTACGGGTTGCTCTTTCGGCAAGTCGGCGTAATCAATACCTGCGGCTTCAATTGCTGCGGCAGTAACGGCATTACCTTCTGCGGCTTGAATTAGTGCTTCACCAACAAGTTCCTTTTCGGCATTAGTAAAGCCCCCTTGAGCAGCAAGGGTTTCAGACAAATTATTAACTTCTGACTGAGTTACTTTGCCATCAACAGAAAGAACGGCAAGAATTAAATTTTCTTCTTTAACGGTTAATGCACCACCATCAGACAATGCTTTAATAACAGAAGTTTGTTCAACCTCAGTAATTTTCCCATCAGCAAGCAATGAATCAATTACCTTTTCAGCATCAGCAGTAGTAAGGTTTCCGTCAGACAAAACATCAGTAACAACTTCTTCAGCAGTAGCAGGTGGTTCTTCGGCAATAGCAGGAGGTTCTTCTTCTACGGCAGGGGGTTCTTCAACAGGTGTTGGAGGTTCTTCAACAACAACTGGTGGCTCCTCGGCTGGTACAGGTGGTTCTTCAGCCACAGGTTCAGGGTCAGGAATAACAACAGGTGGTTCTTCTACAACAGGAGGTTCAGGTGCAGGTTCTTCTATTGGTGGGCTTGGCTCTACAGGCGTCGGCGGTAATGGTTCTACTACGGGCGGCAAATCGACGGGTACAGGAACTGGAGTTGGCTCTACAGCAGGTTCAGGCGCTGGAGCAACAGGTTCGGGAACTGGAGACGGCGTTGGTTCTGGCAAAGGCACGGCTGGCGGTTGTACAGTTGGCTCAACAACGGGCGAAGGGGTAACAGATGGACTTGGAACGGGAGTTGATACAGGCGAAGGCGTTGCTGTATTCACTGGGGTCGGAGATGGAATCGGCTCGTTTGAAGTTACAGGAGTTGGAGACGGTGTTGGTGCAGGAGATAACGTCGGCTCATTTGAAGCGCTCGGAGTTGGAGATGGCGCTGGAGTTGGAACGCTCGAAGGCGATGGCAAAGGAGTAGGCAATGGACTTGGTATTGGTGTCGGCTCTGTTGTTTGCGACGGTGTTGGTGTGGGCGACGGTGAAGGTTCTACAGTTGGCGACGGTGTGGAAGACGGTTGAGGCATTGGAGAAGGTTCAGGACTTACAGATGGACTTGGAGTTGGAGCAACTGGTTCGGGAGTGGGAGCAGGAGTAGGCGCTGGTACAACCACGTCAGCAGTAACAACAGGTGCAATGTATACACGTGTTAAACCTGCTTCTTCTAAAGTAACAACACGACCATCAGGCAAACGAACGCCTGTTCGAGTATTTAATCCTTGCTGAACATCAGACAAATAAGTAATAGTAAGTGTGTTATCTGCGTTTATTGCAGCAGTAACAACAATTGTCGAAAGCGGTGTCCCTGCGGCATTAACGCCGTATGGTCTAACAGCCAAATCAACTTGAAACCCTGCCTGACTAGAAGTAACAATCAAATGTTCATCAGCAGCACGCCATCCTGCGGGATAAGAATTTGAAGGATTGGGATTGTTAGGGTCTAGAACAACCCAATCGTAAGCATTTACAGAAATTGAAGGTGCGTTTGGAAAACTTGCGTAATTATTATCTTGACGACCAAAAACAATAGTGGAGTTAGTGGTTGCATAAACAGCAGTGTATTCAGTGCCTTGAAAATTTACAGCGGTAGGAAGTGCTACCTGATATGAAACATCATCACCGCCACAAGTATCCTGAACAATAACAGGGGTTGAGGTTACAGTCTGACCATCTGTAGTTGTTGCAGTAACAGTTTCATTTAATGCAACAGGAGCGGTCTGAGCGGTTGCAATACTCTGTGCAGTTGTTACGCAAGCAGCAGATGCGTCTGTGGAATACATACACAAATTAAATGACAACGCTAAAGATAAACAAGCAAAAGCGGATGCTGTTTTCTTTAGACGTTGTAAGTTTTTATACGGGGAAGTTTTGGGCATTTAAGCCTTTCTTATTTTTACGCCTGTGCTTCTTTCCAAGAAATACGACCTGCAACGGAAACTGGAATAGCGGTTAGGTTTGTTACAAGGAACGTAAGTACATCGGGACCATCTGGATAGATTGGGCCGTTAGCAAGCGTTGTTCCTCCTCCAAGAATGGAGTTACCTAAATCGCGAAGTTGAGTCAAGTCCTGACGGTCAGTTCCCTGTGATAAGAAACCACCAGTTACTTCACCACCAGATACGGTAGTTGTACCTCCACCGTAGTCAGCAATTTGAGCAAGAGATGAGTTAATAGCAGTAGCGGAGTTACCCGTAGGGCTTGTCCACGTTGTTGATGAAGAAGGAGTTCCATTAATAACAGCAGTCACAAGATAGTTTGCAGATGGTGTTGATGTTGTTACACCAATTGAGTCCATCTTCAACTGCATACGATTGATAAGTTCACGAACACCAAATGACGCACCAATACCGTTATCTACAGACGGTGCTACACGAATTGACATAAGCGCTTTCTGAGTAAGACCAGAGAATGTAAGTGCAGCGCTACCAACTGTTGCGGTTGCAGGATTGCTCAATACAAGAGTTGTGCCAACAATACTTGTTACAATAGTGTTGGCTGCAATACCTGAAGAAGCGGTAACAGTCATACCAGGAATGATGTTTGTATTACCCGCTGTCAAAGTTACAGAAGCATTTGTATTTACTAAAGCACCAGTAGCAGTTGTACCGCCAGCAGGTGCCAACGTTGTTGTAGTGGTTTGACCATAAGTAAAAATAAGTGACTTATCTTCGTCAAATCGACCATCCATAATTACAGAAGTACCCCAGTGCGAAATAGTTGGAGCATACGTTGGCTGTGAAAGTTCAACAAGTGTTGGAGCACCAGAAGCACCGCTATAACTAAATACTTGAGGCGAACCAATGGACATTGGCGGGATAGTAAGAGTTGGATTAGCACCAGTAACAGCAACAGACAAAGTGAAAGTAGTTGCTGAGTTAATAGCCTGAACGTAACCACCTTCAGGGACATATCCAGTTGTTAAATCATAAACTCTTTGACCAACTTGCAGTAAAGCGGTGGATGCAACAGTAACTAGGTTTGCACCAGAAGCAACAGTTGTAGATACACCAGCAGGGATACCAGCCTTTTCACGAATAAGACCTGTGAAGGTTGTTGCTGTCTTGCCAGTATAAGTTACGTATTCAGATTTTGAATTGTCGCGAATACATATAACGCCACTGGCAGGAAAAGCAGAAGTATCTGCAACAGAGAGAACGCCGTCGCCAGACTGAAGTGTTGCAGTAATTTTGGTAAACGGAGGTTCCATAACAGTTTCATAACGACCAGGAAGGTTACCTGAACGCATATACGCTTCTGTATTAGTGTTGTTGTTTACAATACGATGACAATAAGTTACTTGACCATTTGTTGCACGGAAGCCGTAGCGAATAGCACCAGCACCATACCAAGTGTAGTCAATGTAGAACATCTGCATTTTTGATAAATCTAAGTTATAACCGCTAGTGCCTGTTCCATCCATCTTGTCAATGTTCCAAGATGATTGAGGAATTTTTGTGTCAATAGTTTTTGTAACTTGCACCATTGTTGCTGAAGGACCGCGATAGGACGGGCTGATAGTAAATGAATCGTTATCAGTAATACCAATAACTCGATATGAAGTACCACGAATAACAACAAAGTTACCAACTTCAAGTTCTTGAAGGTTAAGAGTAGGGAAAGAAACAGAAGTTTTTGTAACAGTATTTGTACCGTTTGTTACTGAGTAACGACCAGGAATTTGAAAAGTAGAAGTTCTGCGAACAACATTAAGGGTTTGTCCGTCATATTCAAAGAAAACGCCATTCTGGTCATCAAACAAACCAAGACGGTTAGAGGCACCGTACCAATTGACAACAGAAATAGAATAATTACCAGCAGCAGGTGAAAGGGTAGGAGTTGTTCCAGCCTCGAATCTGAAAGTGTTATAACCAAGGATTGCAGTCACAACAAAAGTACCGTTATAGGTATTGTCATTAGTAACGCCACTAACTTGAATTATTGCGCCAGTCCAAAGATTATGACGCTCTTTAACTTGTACGGTAACAGTAGTACCAGACGAAGTCATATTATCAATTTGTAAGTTAGGTTTTAAAATAGTTCCAGACGAAATCTGAATACCTTTACCTGACTGATAGCGGAAGTAACGACGAGTTTGACGTGTGCATTTTTCGTAATTGGAATTACCGTTAGATGAAAAGATAACACCACCGTCAAATGGACGGTGAAGAACCTGACCTTGCGGACGAATATAGATATTCATTGCGCCTACGCTTAACGCTGAAGGTGCAGCACCAGTTGCCATATAAACAAATGTTGTTGGATTAGTGATAGAACAAACTTCAAAAGCACCATTAGGTGGGTTTGTGCCAGTAATGCCTGTTACAACAATCTCATTACCAATAGCCAATCCGTGGGGCTGCAAGCATTGAACAGTTACGGCTTTGTTGCTGGTATTAACAATGTAAGCACCAACGGGTCCAAGAGTTGCACTGGAATACAGAGTGCCAGTAGTGATAGTAGTTTTATTTGCATCAAATACGGCTGAGAAAGAACTGTTATTAGTTGCGCGAGCGCTATAAAAACCAACAGTGGTTCCACCGCCTGATTCAAGAACAAAGTTACCGTTGCAGGGATTTAGAAGTGCATCTTGAACGAAGATAGGTGTTCCGTTAGCAGGAAGTACACCGCCACCAAGGGTAATGATTACTTGACGTGAACCAACAACGTATTGCATTGAAGCAATGTTAGGAATTGAGTTAGCGCTGGGATAAGCAAACGCTCTGTTATTAACAGTTATTAAGTTTTCCCACTTAGTAGTCTGAGTACCGTATTCAAAGTCGGTATCGATAAGGGATTCAGGTGCGGCAATACGCAGTTTATTTGTAGGGTCATACAGAACCTCTGTAGGTACAAAAGTTGTCGTAGTGCCTGACGTTGAAGTGGTAATTGCCATTAGTTTTTAACCCTTTGAAATCTTTTTAGCAGGAGCCTTCTTAGCGGTCTTTTTAATTGCCTTAGCAGTTTCTTTTTTAGCAGTCTGCAACAAAGGTGCAGCAATCATTCCAAATGCGGGGTCTTTTTTATTAATGTAACGAAGCGCAACTGGGATAAGCGTTGTCCATAGGACGTTAGAAACATCAGCCCATTGAGAGGCTGTGAATGACATTGGGCTTGCTCCCTGACCTACAAGAACAACAGCAGCGGCTACTTGACCTGCAAGGTTACGAGCATAAGAATCGAGCATTGCTTTGAATTGAGCGTTCATTTTGTCTCCTTCATTGATTTAACTAAATCATAGAGGTCATCCAGACGAGTGACAACACTGGACTGGCGCTCCTCCAACCTAATGATTCTATCAGCAAGATGGGAGCCGCCATTGGTTTCCAATTGCGACACCAATTTGAAGATAGGGTCTAAACGACAGTCAAGTTCGGCTTTAACTTCTGCAATCAGGGCTTTTTTCAAAGGCTTCCACACCATTTTCGTTAGGACTAAATGAAGGGTGAGAATCGCTCCTCCGATGACGCCAATAGCGCCAGCCATTTCTAGAGGATTCATAGGTCTAAGAGTAACAAACAACTACAAATATGAGTTTAGTGAAACGCTTATGTAAGTTTACCAAGCACAATTAAATCATTATCGTTTAACAAACAAACAACAACATCTCCAGCAAATGGAGAATAACTGGATAAATAACGAACACCTGTGATAGCAGTTGCAGACCCTGAAACTCTCACAGAGACCCTGCTAGGGCTGTACGTAACAGCGCTGATTACACCGTAACGTAAAAATAGTGAAGTATTGCGACCAACTATTTTTCCTAAGATTTCTCCTATTTCCATTAGACAGTACCTACAGCAATAATCTCATTAGCGCCCACAACACGGACAACACGGGTTTTAACACTCAGGGTGCCATCGTATTCAAGAGGAATATCCACGGAGTCAATAATAACTGTTCTATCAACTTTTGCACCAACGCTTTTAATATAAACAACATCATTTGCATCAAGAGAAGGGTCAACAATTGCAGAGAAGTCAATCTGCTCTTGCGCCCCAATAACAGTATTCAAAATCAAGGATGCGGCTTTAATAGCGTCTGCGGATGTACTTATGAGGTTTGTGGTTACAAACGTAGGCACTGAACCAAAAACACCGTAACGGTAAGTAGGGCTTGTCGTATCTTCATCCCAAATCTCAACACGAATTGGTGTGGTTACTTGCGAACCTTCTACAGTATAAATAACGCCATTGTAAGTTTCTTTTGTAGATATATTTCTATCAATTGCAGTAACAGTTGTACCTGTACCTTCTTTGTATGTTGCAACAACAGAAGACGCATCAAGGGAAGGGAACTGTTTCATAGTGCATACACCCTTTACGTCAAAGTAAAGGTCATACCCAACTAACTCGGCAATCTTAACTACATCAGCCCAAGCATCTAAAGATGAATCAGAACCAAGAACAACTTGATTGACGGTTACGTTAGTTGTTGGAAAATCTATAACAATATCTGGATAACGGTTCTGCAACAAAGCGGTCAGTGATGCTTCTAATGTGCCATTCACCATTTGATAGGCAGAAGTCCATTTATTGCGAGAAACAATAATGGATTTATCTTCTCCCCTGATAGTCATATCAACGCCGTCATTTGTATCAGTTGCTTTTACTTCAGTAATTACAAATACGCCTAGTGGAACGTATTCTTCAGTACCATCATCAAACTGGATACCTCTAAAAAGTTTAAGTTGATTACCAAAAGGTGCAAGGTAGTCGAAACCATCATCGGGAACAAGATTGCTGGAAGTTCTATCAGTAGTTAAATGCACTTCACAAGTTCTACGAATGATGCTATTTGAATTAACACTTACTTTTCCATTGTCAATGTTAAGGTCAATAAGTTTTCTGTCAGCGTTCCACACTTCAGCCTTGGCAATAACACGGTGATTGGTTTGAACAGCAGCCTTAAATTTTGCAGTCGTTGGATACATTACGCATCAGTCTCTACATACTTGAGCGTGATGTCACGATACACATTGCCGCTTTGAGATTCTGCCGTCCATTTGCGTTCAGTAATACGGATATATTTTTGATTGCCGTAAGGGTCTTGCACAAAGAGTTTACCCTGATGCGTTAGCAAAGGATAGAAAGCATCCCATTCTGCTTCAGTAACTGTCTTAATGTTATAAGCACCGTCTTCTCCCTGTAATGGTCCAGCAATAATAATAGGTTTACTAGCACCAAGAGGTCTAAACGTTGTATTAGGCTCATCTACAATAACGTCTAATTCTTTAAGCACACGAACAGAACCTTTATTGAGTTCAGCATTTAGGATGCACTTGAACCACCAAGTTGAGTCATTCGTAATCAAAACTTGTTGAGTTGGAGACCAACCAGAAGGATATTCAACAGAGTTTGAGTCTACGGCAACTACACGTGCTCGGTAATACGCTGTAATTCCTCTAGGCGCTTCATAGTCGGCAATGATTCCCTGATTAGAACCATTCAAAGTGATATTGCTACCACCACGAATATAACTCCACGTAACACCTGAATCGTCAGAACGTTGCACTTGATGATACTGACTTACAAAACTGCCTGACAATGAACTGCCTGTAAGAGTAAACGACGCTTTACCTAGAGAAGAAGACCAGGCAACAGCCATTGATGGGACAGTCTGCGTAGAGTACGCAACAGAAAATTCTGAATAGTTCCAGTCAGACCAAAAAGGAAGACCGTTGATTTCTTTGGCTACACGAACAAAACAACGATAAGTTGCTGGGGTTAGGAGTGTGCCTACAACAGAGTTTAAGTTTGAGCCAGCAACAATTCCTGAAGTCCAAGTAGGTGTTGATGTATTTACATTGAAACCACCAGCGCTATAAACACCAGAAGAAAACACTTTGATTTGCGAGTATTCCTGAGTTGAGTTGTCAGTGCTATCAACGTACGTCCAAGTAATATCTGGAGCAGTAACGCTTACACCGCCTACAGGGGCTGTTACAGACCCTACAGATGGTTGAGTAGCAACATCTACGTCTACAAACAACTCATAAATTTTGCCACGGTCTGTAGTGTCTTTATATTCAGTGACCTTTGCACGAACATTGTTGATATTAGTTTGAGTCCATTCAGAACCGTCTGGAGCAGACGTGTAATAGGGACCAGAGAAAACTGTAGGGGAAGTGTAAGAACCACGGATAGCAAGACCTGAATAAAAATAATTTACGCGGCTAATAAGACCACCAAGATAAACGTTAATTTTGCCGTTGTCGTTTGGAGTTGAACAACGAGCACGAACACGTATTTGTTTAATGCGTTGAGTAGCAAGAATAGTCAAACTAGAGAAATCCATAATAAGGTCAGCAGAGCCAACAACAGTATTATTTTTCTGGATATAAGTTCCGTCAGCATTATCGCTAAGTGCGGCTTGAATAGAGGCTGAACCACCTGTGATGGAATAGAGAGAAGCACCAGTAGCAGTAGCGTTAGGAGTAACTGTAGTTATAGCCATTGTTTACCTTGCAGCCAATGCTTCTAGTAGTGCCATCTTATATTCTGGAATAACAGCAGCAGCGTCTTTGCCGTTAGCGTAAATACTAATAGCACCCTTTTCAATAGTAGTTGTTTGTGACGCTATTCTTGCAGCGTTTTGAGAATCTGTAAATCCACCGCCACTAGCAGGAGCAGCAGTTGCAACCTTTGGCGCTGGAATGTTTACAGTAGTTCCAGACCAAATCATATTACCGTTCTGATACTTGGCTACGTCTGTAAATTTAGGGTTAGCAGCAAGTACGGCTTTAAGAGTTGTGCCATTCGCTTTAGCAATAGCAGAGAGAGTGTCACCAGATTTAACAACATACTTCTCGGCAGCAGCGGCAACCTTTGCAACAGTTGGAGGAGTGACAACCTTTGGAGTATCAACAGCCTTTGGAACATCTTCAGCCTTTGGAGTTGTATCAGGTTCAGGCTTCGGAGTTACTTCAGGACCACCACCAGGGTTAGGTGTGATTTGACCACTTACAGTTACGCCAATGCTTGCAGCAGCAGCAGCCATAGCAGCAGCAATTGCAGCAGCAATTTCATTAGCCAAAGTAACCAAACGTGCTTTTTCTAGTGTTAGTTGGTCAAACATACCTTGAGCAAGGTCTTTAGCAAGTTCAGTTCCAAGAGTTTTTAAACTAGCCAAAGCGTCAGTAATACCTTTATTCACGGCTGTTGCAGAACCAGTGACGAGTACAAGATTTGTGCCACCAGTTGCAGTAACCAAGCCATCCATAAGGGCTTTACCATTGACAGTACCAACGCCACCAAGGGCTTCTAGTGTTGTTTTAATTTTATCAACAACAGCCTGAGTAGCAGGTCCAACAGTTACAGAAGCCTGACGTGTGAACTCTGCTACTAAAGCGTCAATAAGAGCAGCAGCACTTGTTAATCCTGTATTACCAAGAACACCCAAAATAGCACTTATATTGGAAACAATGTCAGTCATTTGTGCGTTAATAAGTTCTACGCCTAGTGCAGCACCATCACGGAAAGAGGTTGCCATACCAACGGCTTCTCCATACATTTTTTCTGTAGTTGCAGAGCCAAAAGTGTCAGACATAGTTCCGATTTGAGAATACAGACTATTTATTTCAGCAATCTGACTTGCAGTAGCGTTAGCCAAAGCAGCAACTGCTGCACCTGCGGCTTCGGGACCAGCCTCAAGCAACTGACGGACATATTCTCTATTAAGACCAGACGCTAACAACTTATTAGCGTTAGTAGCAAAAGCAGTAATAGTTTCAAGACGTGCTTTAAGTTGATTTGTAATTGTGTCAATACCGCTAGTGGATTGCTTGAGTTGCGTAATTACCAATCCAGTTGCGGTTTTAATTACAGTAAAGGTTGCAGCGCCATCTGCTTTTGATAAATCAGCAACAGCAGTAGCAAAGGATTTTAAAGAACTGGTCAAGTTCTGACCAAATTGTTTTTGAGTATCTATTAGGTCGTCAAGTCTTTTTTGAGCAACTTCAAGTGCCTTGATTGCCTTAACGCGGTTACGTGCAGCATCTATTAAACCGTTTGTTTGAGCATACAAATAATTCTTAACTGCGTCACGTGCGCCAGGAGCCAGGTCAGTAAAACGCTGGTCTATTACAGTGATTAATTCGTCATACATTGAAATAATTGACTCAACAGTGGATTCAGCAGAAGCCATACCCTTTGTAATCTTGCTTGGTTCGCCAAAAGGCTGAGCAAGCAATTCGCTAAACTTCTTTTGAGAAGCAGAACGTTCTTCAATTGCCCTTGCGAGACGTTTTTCTGCTTCTTCCAATTGTGCGCTTACTTTTTCAAGTGCGTCTGCAATCGCCATAGCCTCTTGAATACGACCACGAACATAGGCATTAATTTTGTCAAATTCTGTTTTAATTTTAGCAAGACCAGCAGTATCACCTTTGGCTTCAAATATATCTTTTTTGGCGTCGAACACTTTCTTGAGTTCATCAAGACCTTTGAGCATTGTATCGCGAGCAGTTTCAGAGCCTTTTACAAAACCAGCAGCAAAATCATTAAGTATGAAATCGTTATAATCTTGAACAACTTCGCCAAGTTTTTCTTTTAAATCACTTAGTTTTTTTGCAAGGTCTTTAGCGGCTTGGTCTAAAGCGCCAGCACCGCCACCTGTTCCATCATTATTGTTTGGGTCGTCTTTCTTGCCAGGAGTTTTAGCACCTTTAGGCAAACTGAATTTAGGAAGCGAGAATTTTTTGTTAGCAAGACCATCTAATTTGTCAGCAAAATCCTGAACCTTATTTCCAGCCTTATCAAAGAAATCACCAATACCAGAAGTCATCTTGTCAATACCAGTTAAAGCCTTACCAGCAGCGTCTACTCCTAAGAGTGATAAACCCTTGAGAAGTAAGCGCATTGGACCAGTGACGACCTTAACAAGACCCTCAAGCAGTACGCCTACAATTTTAATTAAGTAACCAAAGCCCATTACGCCAGCCTTGCCAACTTGAATCATCATTTTTCTAAACGATTCTGACTTATTCCATAGACCTACAAAAACAGCAATAAGTAATATCGCAGCAGCAATCATTAAACCTATTGGGTTTAAAGCCATCATCATATTCAAACCATTTTGTGCAACAGTTAAAATACCTGTAGCAATCGCTTGACGATTAGTCCAAGCAGTCATCAATTTTGTACGAGCGATAGATATTGCGGCTACAGCGTTGTAAATTCCTATACCGATATAAAGACCGCTATACGCCAATGCCGCTACAGCGAGAACAGTAACTAAACCACGGAAGAAACCAACGTTGCTTTTAATGAAGTTACCCACAGCACCAAGAACTCTAATTACACCAACTATCGCTGCTACTACAGCACTGAAGGCTGGAACAAGGATATTCATAAGTAGTGGTCCAACAACAGAAACAATTGCACTACCAAAATCATAAAGATTCTTTAACAAAGAACCTACAAAACTAATAAAAGCATTTATTCCAGAACCATCTTTAAATTTTTCCATCAACCCTTGAATGGCTGGCATAAGAGTATTACCAATAAACATCTGAACTTTTTGGATTACAGGCAATAACATCTCACCAAAAGACTGCTTCAAGTTATTAGCCTGATTAGCCAATTTCTGTTGAGCACCAGCAGCAGTATCGCCTACGGTGATTGCATAGTCTTTATAAGTAGAGTTCAAAACCTTAGCAATAGCAGCAGCACGTTCCATTTCTGTACCGCTTGAAATCTGTTTCTTTGTAGCATCATCAAGTACAAAACCAACACGTGACAAAGCACCAAAATTACCGTTTAAAGCAAGAGCAAGACCGTTAGTCATATTTCGGTATTCTTCAGAACCAGCAGCAGCGCCTTTTTCGGCAGTTACATAGTCGAGAATTGCTGGAGTTAATTTCTCAATAGCACCAGTGTGAAGATTGAAAGTAGCCAACTGAGATTGAACAGTCTGAATGTTTTCTTTAGAAACAACAGTCACTTTAGCCAAGGCATCAGCCTGAGCATTAATAGTTGCTATCTGTGCGTTTGTTGCGTTACTTGCAGTCTTCAATAATGTGGTTAAACGGAACTGAGCGACACCAGCCTCTTGCGCGGCTTTAACTGAATCCCTGCCTAGTTTTATAGCGTACGTTGCTATTGCACCCATAGCGACTTTTTTCATAATGCCGCCAAGAATGTTTACACCAGCACCAGCCTTACTAGAAGCACCATTGATGCCATTCAGAGAGTTTGAAGCGGCTTTAGCAGACGAAATGAAAGACCCCGTAGAGAGGGTCATCTCGCCTTTTATATTGTAATCAGCCACTTGTCACCCCCTACTTACTTTTTTGTTGTTTTTCCATTTCCCAAAGACGGACTTGTTCTAACGCTTCCCACTCAGCCAATTCGATTGCAGAGATTGGGTTATGGGACGGACTGCCGTTAAGTAATTCATCAACAGTCCGACCCAACCTTTGTGCTAATTCGAAGACGAATCTTCTATAACCGTTTCGGACAAATCTTTTCCCAAATCGTTTGAAGTTTCTGCGAGGAAACCTGATAACTGCATACCCACTGTTGCTAGTGAATCTAGTGCGTTTGCAGACTTAGAGAGCAACGCCGTTCTATCTTCTGGAGAGAAAATCTTTTCTCCCGTTTCAGCATCAAACGCTGTTGAAATAACAATTTCTGGATAAACCATTTGCAGGTTCATTCCGCCATCGCCTTGTGCAAGGTCAAGAATACGTGTGCGCTCTGCGCCAGTCATTCCTCGAACTTCAATCTCGACGTTCCATTCCTTAACTTTTACAAGTTTCTTAGGAATGTCATTGCTATTTAAAATCTGGTCTCTTATGGACACGGTAACTCTCTTTCGATTAGGGTCTCTAGGACACGGTTAGTTTTTTATTAAGTTGTTATTTTATTTTAGTAAGTAGTACGTGTTACAGCACCAGTTACTTGAAATTCTGCTGAGTAAGAAACAATGTCT